TCTGGTTCCATTTGTGGTAATACTAACATGTCTGGCACCACGTTCATGTTTGATATACCGGCACAAGTCCATGAACTTGGGATTGATAGTGGGTTCACCGCCAGTTAAACTCCAAAATACATTGTGTCCATGCTTGTCTATAATACTATCAGCAAGTGCTTTCATATTCTCCAAGGGCACATGTTTACTGTAATTATCATGCAAATAGTCCACACAATAACTGCATGAGAAGTTACAACGTTTGCCAATATACCAGTCTACACTGAATGCTCCAGTGGGATTAAACTTGAAATAACTTGCTACTTTATCCATTTAATACTGTATCCGTGCTCTGCGATTTAATTGGTGAATAACCTTTTCCACAAGTTCTAGCACAACGCATTAGTTTACCTCCTGCTAGATTGGTTCCCCAACTGCGTTCTAATTCTTCATTCATCCATTCATGATCCAATATTTCCTGCCAACTATTGCTTCTTAAACTGTTGAATTCGTCGCCCCAACGCGAAAAGATCTTAGCCTGTGTATCTTTATATATGGCATTTTTGTGTGGATAACTATCATCACTTATATAACAACAAGGATATACTTTGGCATATGCATTTACATATATTCTTTTAAATTCATTTTTATATAAACATTCAATGGGTGCAACATTGTAGTAGTTCTCAATGCTCCCGTGGGACGCTTTTAATGCAACAAATTTGTTGCTCTCGGGGTTACGCCATTTTTTACTGGGTGGTTCTATGTAGTATTCTATGTTACCTTTCTTATCTTTTACTCGCCATTTATCTGGACCGTCCGGTGAATAATCAAAACGGCTAGTCTTACGCACTCTAAATTGTTTGAATCCTAGTTCACTTGCTATGTGTTCAGCCTGTTCAACTTGATGTTCATTGTGTTTAAACACTATGAAATCCCAGCGGGCAATACCACCAGCACTTATAAAAGCACTAGCATTCTCTATTATCTTTTTATAATTTGTACGGCGTCTATATAGATGATTGGTATCTTCTAATCCGTCTATACTAAAGATAGCCAAGTCATTACGTCTATAATGCGTGTGATGCGGATACTTATTATTGAGTAAACTACCCAAGTTAGCCCACCATTCTTTGTCTCGCATACTAGCATTAGAGTAGAACTCTACACTAGCATCATACTTGTTCTTGATAGTATCTACTGCATATAAACTATTCTTTGCTACACAAGGATCACCATGAGTACCACAAAACATAACGTTTTGTAAGTTTGAATGTTCACCCGTAAAGATGCTATCAATATCTGCGGTAGTCCATTCATCTAACTGTAGATCACTCTTAGTAGCACCGCCGAAATCATTTCTAGCACACATAGGACAAGCGGCATTACATCTATTTGATATTTCTACATGCATGTCTATGATACTATCTAAACTATGATAAGCCATACTACAATAAAGATTCCTTTAATATCCATTAATAAGCATAAAACAACAGTGTATACAGTATAATATGAATTAAAACACTAAGTGACAAAGGTGTGAAAATTTTTCTAAAACCATGGTTCTCTGATGAGGACGACGGGGTTGAAAGCCTTTGGAAACAGTTGATAACCGCTCTATATGCACCGTTAACACGCTTTGTAGCTTCATACAACACGGTTGGCACGTTTATTTCACATTTGATGGGTGTTTTACGCATTGATATCTGGTATTCCTGTAATACTTGGATTAAACTGTCTACTGTTAAACCACTGTAGTGTACGCTTTTTAGTATCCTCCCATGTTAATAAAAGATCTTTTTCATAACTCACACCCTGTATACGACTCTGTATAGTGTTTGCATGGTGATCATAGCCGGCGGTTCGCAACTGTGTTAATCCTTGCTGTAGTAGATTGTCAGGTAATTGACTCAAACTTTGCCATCTTGGCCTATTAAGAACGTTCAATTGATGGGTTACTTCTATGTTGTTGAACGCACACCAGTCGAATAACTTGACTAATTCAAAGAAATTAAACACACATACAGTGGGCGTTACTATTACTTCGTCACCTAGGCCACTATCTATATCACTGTATGCTAGTATGTTCTTTTCTACTGCGGAGAACTTGGTGGGATATCGCATTGCATTGTTTAACACTCCATGGCCATCTATGCTAAAAAGAACTAATTTTTTAAATGGTTGTACCAATTGTTTAAAGTGACGGTTGAGGTTGGTGCCATTGGTGTTTATTTCTATGCTTACACTCTTGGTTCGACCTTGTTTATGTAAGTGTTCTAGTATACTATGAAACATAGGATTGATAGTAGGTTCACCACCAGTTATATAGAGGTGATCCACTGTGTCAAGGTTCTCTAATAAGTCATTGATATTACGTTCTTTTTTCCACCAATCTTGTTCTGCTTCATATGCATCGATCTTGGCCTGGCTGTCAAATGGTTGATGTTCGGGTGTTAGATAAAGACCCTGCCGTTTTACTTTGTAGAAATAGTTTGAATTAGTACTACTACATGTAATACAACTGGCATTACACAGTGTACCAAAGCGGAGGTCCATTGTTCTTAGTCGTTGAGGTTCGTTTCTGGCATTAGGATAGCGTCTTTCATAGTGATCGTACCGACTCTTTTGTGTGGTATTACACTTGTTACAACCTTTTGGCCATATGCCTTTTTCCATGTTCTTATACATAGCCGCGAGGTCTTGCCAGATATACTGTTTTATACCACGATCTTCTAGTCTGGGTTCTACATCATCTGTCCACCAACAACAGGGGCGAAGCCGGCCGTTGGGCTTTATTGCTACACTGGTTAGAGGAGCAGCACACGGCTTGCTTGGATAGTTGTCAGTTGTCAAGGAATAGCGTCCAGGGTTAGTTCACTTATATTAACATGTTTTGGCTGATTTGTCAACCAGACTATTACATCTGCGACATACGCTGTATTTAGTTTAACTACACCTGGCATTTTCTCATCCTGTTTGGGTGTGTGCATATTACCCGGAGAGAGGTATGTACAACGGAATCTATGTGAATTCTCGCCTGCACTCATTTGGCTTAGTTGTCTACAGTATGCTCGTAAGGCCTTCTTCTCTGCAGGGTATCCCCAAGCAGTTCCTTTAACTGGAGTATCGGCACTACTTCCTAGCACTACGAGATATCCATCGTGCTGATGTTCCGCCCAGGCCTTTGCTACTCGTTCTACTAGTTTAACCTGTTCATAACCCCAGAGGCAACTTACTACTATGGTTACATCTACTAGTAGACTATCGTTTGCAAACTGCTTTTGACTCGCTACGCTCGTTAGATCTACATCATTGAAACTTCTACTGTGCCATTGGTCTGTGCTTATGCGATCGGCAATGGCGGCAGATAATCCATACGCAGGATTACCAGCAATCAAATATTGCATATCAAATTCCTTCTACTTGGAAAGGGTGTACTCTAGGTTGGGACTTTTACGCCTTTAGTTTTCCCCGGCTAGTCGTCACCCTTTTGTTTATTAACTTCCTGTTACAAGAGCAAGTGTTCCGTCCTCCTGCATTTCAAAGTCTTCTATGTATGAATGGTGTGTACCACTCTGCCTAATACAACTATCAGCGGCAAACCATAAATCCTTTATACTACCACTTGGAGCAAACATACTTACCTCTGCCCACTGCACATCATCCATGGTGTCGCCCATGCTTTCAATATATGTATAAGTGACTTTGTATTGCTTGTCACTTTGCAACAAGCAGTCATCAGCAGCAAACATACCGTTGCCTACATGTATGTCCCACTGGCTAACCATACCAAGTTCAGCTTTCATTTTGTTATAATGATCAACTGCTTCTAGGAACAACTCATCTTCTAGTTCTTGCTTACTTACATCTACAAACATAACAACTCCTTGTTTCTAACTATATGTATACTATAGCACATATAAAAGTCTTGTCAACCTCTAATACAGTATAGGAGATACACAGTGTCCGCCCTACTCGCTCCACGTGTATAAGCCTCAGGTAACTATTGTGTATCTTCTATACTGTAGGGGGCTTCTCAATTCATGCAACCTAGTCGAGCTGTGCCCCCTATGACTAGGTTGGGTAGTTTCTATATTTCGGTCTTTGATTCCCTGAGAGCTACCACTCTTGTAAATCCCGATACTGTAGTTCTTATGGCAACCAGTATCCCAAACCGTTTCTTTTGCTATGTCATATTACCTATTCCCCTTTTGTTTAACTATAATATTAATATAGCACAGTATAAGAAACTGTCAACCTCGAAAAGTGAAAAAAGTTTTTTTATTTCTGAAATTGGCAGGGGTGGGGTGGGAAAATAACCTCGACCCCGTTTTCTAGGATGGCGCTTTGATTTGCGTAGCAATTTTTTTGAGATCTGCTGTACAGCCTTTTCGGATCCTCGCAGTCACAGTAACCACAAACATCATTAGGACACGTTGGACACACATCCTCACTACAGTGGCAATCACATCCACAACGTCTACACTTGGCGACCGGCCTCAACCAAAATACCACTCATACATTAGTGCTATGGCTATACAGGCTATTACACAGTTCAACAAGTGTAGTGCTATATAATCACGGGGTTTCAACATACACTTATTTACACATAAGCCAGCAATTTTACATACAGTTCAAAGAACTTTCCATATCTACTGTTGTTGTGTTGTATACCAAGAGTTCTAACATCAAAACTTTCTGGATCTATCAGTCGTATACCTGAGTCAGTATACATAAAATTTTGCAAGTCCATGTCATTGTGCATCCACACTGTACTCTCGTCTAGACAACCGTCACTCCATTGTAGCATACTATTGTGTAAACTGACCACAGTTTGTAGTATTTGTTTGCGTTCACGAGCTTCAAGAGCACACAACTTAGCAGTATCATCTAAGGTCCAACCTTCAAGTCTTTCCATTATAATATAGTCAGCATCTACATCTAGTACTTGTACTACACGGGGATCATAGGCGTAAAAGCGTTTGTACACTTCTTTCCATTCATAGTCACTGCCGTTGGCTCGACTGTTGTACACCTGTGTTAGTGCATGTCCTGGTATGGGTTTACGATATGTTTTCATACTACCTCAAAAAATTTGCTTACCGTTATTTTGATTTCGGCTCTCGCGTTCTGCTCTTTGAATTTCCAATTTCACGGATCTGCAACTGCATACTATTATGTCTTGGGTGTTTCACTTTTCTTTTTTAAGGCTCTGGCCAATGCGGCTGCAGGAATGTCTTCTGTGAGTTCTATCATCATATGTGGGTTTTGTTCTTGTAGTTGGTTCACAGTTTTTTCTGCACGTTCTTTTCTAGTGTACACATGTACTATGTTATCATCGAAGTCACGCATGAGATAATAGTCTCTTTGTAGTGCATTTTCTAAAAATGGAGAACCTTTTGTTTTTAAGCCTGAATGTTTGGGCTTTTTTAAATAAACTTTAATAGCATACATAGTATTATTTATAAGGCTTCCACTGCATATAGATTGGGTTTGCCTTCAGTACTGCACACCTTAGTGCATGTACCCAAGCAGTTGCTTTGACTCCAGCGTCTTTCTACTTCATCAAACCAACCAAAGATTTGTTCAGCACTGTTGTTGTACAAGTTAATAGTCTTCTTATCCAGCCATGCTAAATCATCATATTTGTTTTGTCCACCATATGGATAGCCTAGATGACAACAAGGATACAAGTCACCAGCCGCACTTACATACACTATTCCTTCTTGTTGTGTATAACAACTTATGTTGTTTTGTTGAGGTTGCCAACTATCTGTGTAAGCAAACTTTCTCTGTGGTATAGCTGTAGGCTTGTGGCTTTGTGGTTGTTTGCCTTCTTCCAAGTATGCACCTGTGTCGTAAACACCTTTTACCCTTTGTGCATGACTTGCAGAGAACTTGCTTGGATCAAAGTCCAAGTCTGCGGCTGTTAGTGGAGTACTATCGTCTGCGTCAGGGTGCATGGTAAACACTGTCTTGTTGCCTTGTGTAAATCTGTTGGTTACAACATAACTGAAGTTTGAGAATCCTTCATCAATTGCACGTTGTCTGCATGCCTCTACTTGATGTTGATTGTGACCAAATACTATCATCTTCCATTCAGCAACACCACCAGCATCTATGAATGCTCTATAGTTGCGTTCTAGTATATCCCAACGCACTTTGCGTCTATACAAGTGATTTGTATCTGCTAATCCATCTATGCCAAATCTTACTTTAAGCCAAGGATACTCTGCTAGTTCTCGCCACCAACTCTCTGTTCTAGCACCACCGTTGGTGTGTATGATAGTACTGCAACTAGAGTTTATACTGAGACAGTAGTCTATGATGTCTGTTAACTGTGGATTGAGTATAGGGTCTCCATAGTTGCCACACATGCTCAGTCGTTCTAGTTCGTTTAAGTATGGGCGTAGTGTTTGTAATGCACTCACTCGAAGATTGGCAACAGGCACGTTTTTGTTCTGCACACCTTGAAAACTTCTTGCACACATAGGGCAAGCCGCATTACATTGTGTACTAGGCTCTAGGTCTAGGACTTTAATGTGCCAGTTTGTCAAGTTCTAGTATCCTTCTGTTAGCACCATGAGCACTAGAGAAGTTGTAGTCTGTGCCACAGGTTCTTCCACAAGCAAACAACTTAGGAACAGCATCTGTCATAGTGCTACTCCAACTAGCACAAAAGTCTCGGGCAAAGTATGAATGTTCAAGTACTTCAGGTAGGCTTTTGTTGTCTAAACAATTGAAGTCTTCTCCGTAGCGTTCAAACAACTGTAGTGCTTGTGTCTTTTGTGTGTTGTCTCCGTGATGCAAGTATCCACTGGCAGTCCAAGTACAAGGCCATACTCTGTTTTCAAAGTCTAAGAATATTTGCCCTCCGGGTCGCCACTTACAACTAATAGGGGTAGCATTCACATAGTTGTTCCAACTGCCGTACTTGTTGATGATATTGGTATTATCATCTACTCCACTGGCAGTATACTTGGCATCACTTGCCATGCTTAGTGTGTAACTACTCTTTCGTGTTACCACTTTACTACTTTCACTTGCTGCCTTCTTATGCCTATATTGTTCGTCGTTGACAAAACGGTTTGTGAGTTTGACTGCAAAGTCTTTGAAACCCATAGTCTTTGCTAGTTCTACTGCACCGTCTACTTGGTGTTCGTTGTGTGCAAATACCAAGTAATCCCAACGTGCTATCCCTCCTGCATCTATAAACGCTTGTGCGTTACGCAGACATTTATCAAAGTCTGCGTTCACACGATACAAGTGATTTGTATCGCTCAATCCGTCTATACTAAAGTTAACTTTTCCTCTACCCTTTAGCATTAGACCGAGCTCTTTCCACCAACTTTCATCTCTGGCACTACTGTTAGTGGCTATTACTATCTTTGCAGTGGTATTTTCTACTACATATTGTAGGCATTCTAAAAAGGTCTTGCTAACAACAACTTCGCCATAGTTACCGCAGAACATAATAAAATTCAAGTTAGGGGTGTGTATAATGAAGTCTTTGTAGTGATCCACTGTTAGATCTACATTTTTCAAGCCAGGTATAGTAGCACCGTTGTGTGTTCTAGCACACTGTGGGCAACGTAGGTTACAACCACTGTTGTGATCTACTTGTAGATATTTTATTTCTTCCGGCTTGAGATAGTGCATTAATAAGGTGCCTTACAAGAGTCTGGGTGTGCATGTTCTAACAACATCTCATACATTTCTGGACAGTAATCTTTGAAGTAGTGTCCACGTATTTTATCTAGTCTGTTAGTGTGTTCCCAGAACTTGTATAGTTTATCTGAAAAGTCTTTGGCATACATAAAGTCTTTGTATGTTTCTAATATAAGTTTTGCTTGTCTTTTACTGTGATGATTTCTATTAGGATCTTGAATGTGTTGATCAATCACTTCATAAACCTGTGGCAATTGCTTTTCGTATTTGTCAGCAATTAAATCTTTGATAGGCTTTGGTAATGCTCTTATGTTTAAGAACTGTGGCCCGTGTAATGGGTGTGGTGTCATAATAGGTTTGAAGTCATCATCATTTACTCTAGGCATGTTGTTCTCAATGTAGAACTTCATAATGTCTGGTAGTACCCAAACGTTGTATATGTTAATAGTTGTAGCCAACCACATTCTAAAGTTACCTTCAGCGGCACTTAGTTTTTTAAGGTTGCTCCATATCTTTTCAAATCTACTTGGTGGACGTATGTAATAGTTTAAGTCTCCTACTGCATCTATACTAGCACCAATGCCTATGCGTTTAAAATGTTTCCATATGTCCCAAGCACGTTGTGGAATGTTTGTTACATTACTGTTGTACTCTACAATGATATTTTTAGCATAGCCACCATCTACACACTTTTGCAAAAACGCATAGTGTTGATCAATCATAAATGGTTCACCACCTACAATATACAACTTACGGATATTAGGAATCATGCATTCCATTTGTGTCCAATAGTGTTTACTTTCATGCCAGTCATAAACATTTACTTCAGGTACATGTTTGCCTTTAGCATTAGGTACAAGTGTAACAGTACCGTGACTGTCTTTGTATGTGTTGCCCCATAGTTTAACTTGTTCGTCATACCACATACTACTGTCAGTTGGACCGCACATTCTACACTTTAGATTACACAAGTTTCCAAAGCGTACATCAAAGAAGTTGTTGCCAATAGCATCTGTATCTATGGTTCCGTCTTCTTGTGTATAACTCATTAACTCGTCCCAGGTATACTTGTCTTCTTCACGCAGTTGATCCCAACCGCCCTTGGTCCATAGTTTATTTTCTATGATACGTCTACTAGTCATACCAGCATCTTCTTCAGTCCAACAACGTGTACACTCTACATGTTTCTCGCCACGTATCATCGAACTTCGGATGTCTTTCTCTAGTGGTGCGTTGCGTATTTCATTTAAGTCACTGTCACGAGCATTCAATACTTTACCTTCTGGTGATTTAAGTATACCGCCAGTAGGTCCATGTTGTGCTTGACAACATACTCTAATGTCTCCGTTGGCTCTATAACTTTGACTCATCCATGGTATAGGACATCGGGTGTGTTTGGTATGATCTACTTCAGTCATGCTATACTCTGATTAATGTGTGGAAACTGTTCGAAGTAATCTTTCTTTCGAACTCTAGTTAGTGTTTCAAAAAAGTTTCTTGCTTTAGGTGCAAGTTCTACTTTTGCTTCTTCTGTATATTCTGTATCGCTTAATACACTTATAAGTTGATCCATTGCTTTGTTAAGTTGTTCTGAATTTTTCCAATTGGTTTGGAATATAGGTAATGTGCGTTTTAGTTCTTTCATGCGTTGTACTGCTGGTTCACGAATACTATTAGGTACCATCTCATGTCGTAACCAGTCTTTACCTCTTACACTTGTAAATCCTAAAAAGAATCTTTCGTCTCGTTGTTCCATAATGTAATCATTAAAGAACACTACTAGTTCATCTAATGTTAAGCAGTTTAAAAATTGTACTGTTGTTTGTGTTAGGAACTTCCACTTGTTGTGTAAGCCATGCATTATTTCCATACTTCTAATTACTGCATTCCAGTCTGTATGATAGCGTATCCATTCATCTGCTTCTTTGTACGCATCAATACTAAGTCTTAGTTTACCACCTTTGAATCTATTAAGTATGTCTACTACTCTTTTATTAATTAGTGTAGCGTTTGTTGAGATATCTAGCGTAATGCCTGCGGCATATTCTGTATAACTTACTGCTTCAATAAAGTCTATGCTTTCTTTGTCTGCAAATACTTCACCACCTCTAAACTCCATGTATAAAACATGTTGCAGATTACTTGTAACTTGATCACGAAAGAACTCACTCTTACTTAAAAACTCTTCGCCACTGTCTTCTGCAATAGCCAATGCTCCATTTGTGTATTGACTTCCTGTTCCATCCTTACGCCACTTTGCATATTCTTTATACATCATAGTACTCAAACTTGGAGCACACATAATACAACTTAGGTTACACTTGGTACTTAAACGTATCTCCCACCACTGTGGCATTTTGTCAACATGTCCGTTAGCGTTTGCATAGTCTTGTAAGAACGGAAGTGTTCGCTCTAAGAATATTTTGTTCTTGCCTAGTCGCTTACTACTAAGTCCACTGTTTTCCATTCTGTAACAAAACTCACAGTTGGGTATATATTCACCTGCCAACATCTTTTGTCGGAAGTCTCGCATAAAGTCACTGTTCCATAAGTCTGATATATCATCATGTTGTAGGTTATATACTTCTGTGTCTTTGCCGTTGTATGTATCTGGATTAACTTGATCAAGTGTTAAATGTTTTGGTACGCCATAGTTTAATCCATCGATACTACAACATACTCGTGCATCACCTTTGCCTCTTGTGTTTAACTGCACAAAAGGAACAACACAAAACCTATCCATGTTTAGTTCTGTCATAGCACTTCCTTGAACAACGGAAAGACTTCAAGAAACTTTGTTTCCCATCCACGTTGTTTGTTTACTAGGTTTAAGTACTGTCTTGTTTCTGGTAAACGTTGTGTCCAGTCTTCTGCATTCATAAACTTGATAATGCCACGAAATCTTTTTACTCCGTATGGAGCACTTAGCCATTGTTCTTGTGTTAGTCCTGCTTCTTTGACTCCTGTAAAACTTTGCCAGTTATCCATCATCCAAGGTATGAACTCTTGTTCGTACTTGTCTGTTATAGTTTGTTTTACTTCAGCCGGCAATACTTTAACATTTAACTGAGGTGGCCAGTAAGCAAAATGCATGTTAATACCTCCTGCTCCTAACGGCCATTTGTTTATCTTACGAAAGTTCTGTGCTACTTTCCATTGCACAAACTCTGGAATGTATCCAACGTTGAGTGCCATAATAGTTGTAGCGGTTGTTACTTCTACATTGTCACTAGTATTGTCCAACTTCCAGAATACTTCTTCTTGATGTTTCCAATCTGTTGGGTAGCGTATATAGTCATTGTGTTCTCCATGTGCGTCTATACTGTAGTGGAATCTCACACGTTTAAATTCTGCCCACAAGTCAAACAAGTCATCACGCCATTCAACTGCATTACTATTGTAACGCAACTCAATGTTCTTTGCGTAGCCATTTTTAATACATTCTTCTAACAAGTCATAGTGTTCATCAATGATTAAACTTTCACCACCAGCAAAATACAATTGATACATGTGCGGAATCTGTTCGTACAAGTCACTCCAAAACTTAGGATTGTTTTTGTGCCAATTATAACTTGCACCATCATTACGACCTTTGTTATCCCAAGCACTTGTATTTTTTAATTTTTCATTTGTTATTTGCGGATAGATTTTATTCCATTCTTTAATCCATCCTGTGCTATCATGTGGACTACACATGACACATGCTAGTTGACACTTACTTCCCATACGCAGATCAATGTAACGTATCTTTGGTGGTATCTTTCCTGTAATGTCTGTTTCTTCTACTAAGTTGTGTAAGTTATATCTATTACCCCAATAGTTTGTTTCCCAATTACGTTTGCTTAGATGTCCTGCTTCTTCTTCCTTATAGCATTTTAGACAAGGTGCTGGCTTTTCTCCACGCAACATCATCTTGCGTACATTCTTCATGTAGTCACTATTCCAAGCATCTTCTAAACTTGTGTGATTAAAGTTAGCAGGCACGCCATCATTGTTCTTTACAACACCAACTTCTCCACCACCTACTTTTTTACTACTGTCTGGATCTTGTACACTACTTGCATTACTAGTACAACAAGTACGCATCTTGCCATCTGGTCTACTACTTAAATGTAACCATGGCAAAGCACAGAATGTTTCGCTGATATCATTGTAACGATCTTTGTCTTCAGTTTTGTTTATCACTTAAATTGCTCCGTAAAAGGATCCCACTCAATACCGCACTTCATAGCACATACTTTTAACTTGCCATCGGCACAACTTGTTTTGTTCCAACTATCATTTATACTGTCAAATATACCCGAGTCAAATACTGCAGGTAGTCCATTTTCAATTACACTTAAACCTTGTTTGCCTCCATGTGCATCTATGAAGTTCCATATCTGTTCGACTCTAGGATCTTTATGCCACCACTTATACATACGACCAGCAGTCCAACAACACGGCATTGCCATGCCTTCAGCAGTAATAAAAAGATTACCTGAACTTGCAACTTTACATTTAATAGGAACTGCGTCATAGTAGTTGTCCATGTCGCCGTATTTTTCAATTAATTTTTGCTGAGTAGTAAGAGCTTTATTAACATATTTATCGTCAGGCTTCTTAAGCTCAATTGACTCAGTGCCTTTTCTATTGCTTCCTTCATGTTCTTCTTTAGGTTGTGTAGTCGCAGTAACAAATCTTCCTGTCTTCTTAGGAATAAAGTTTTCGCAACCAATCTCCATAGCAAGAGCTTTTGCTCGTTCAACTTGATGTTGGTTGTGTTCAAATATAAGGAAGTCCCATCTTGCTCGACCACCACCTTTTACAAATGCTCTCATGCTACGTTCTACTATGTCCCAACTTACACCTTGTCTGTAAATATGATTTGTATCTTTTAAACCGTCAACACTAAAGATAACTGCACCTCTGTGATTAAGAGTACTAGCAAGTCCTGCCCACCATGCTGGTATTTGTGCTCCACCATTTGTGTTCATACTCAACCACATGTCTTTGTTGTGTTTGCGAAAGTATTGGAATATTTGTAAACAGTCTTTTGCTATAATAGGATCACCTAAGTTACCACACATATACATACTATCTAGTTGTGCAATAAACTCTGGCGGAAACATTTTTTCGCAGTCTTCTAAACTAAGTTCGCTCAAATCAATATGCGGGTTGATACCTTTGCCATTCATATTGCGATCACACATAGGACACGCGGCCTGACACTTCTGTGTCACTTCTAAATGTATTTGCTTTATGTCTTCTAGTTTATACATTTCTACTTTTTGTAATCCTAATATCAGGTGCACAATGACAAAACTCATCAGCACATCTTGTACTTGATGTTTTAACTTCTAACGTATTAGAAAAAACATTGCCAATCGGTCTTGCCATAGCAGTTTTACATGTAGCAGGAAACACATTTCCATCGTGCCAAATAAACATTCGGCTACTTCCTAAGTTACAGTTCCAACCTCTAAAGTTATTTAATCCACCTGCAACTAGTTTGTAAGCATAACTCATGCTATGCTCTTTGCCATCAACTATAAGTCTTTTAGCAATACCACTATAGGAATTTATGTTTGCTTTGTTGTAACTAAAGTGTTGTAACCATGATTTTTCGTCTTTGTTGTAGTTGTACACACTTCTATTATCATGCGAGGTTAATGGTTTTATTTTTATACTTGCATTTATTTTTGCATCAGTTATACGTTTTACAAATTGTTCTAGTATTTCCTTTGACCCAGGCTTTAGTAATACTAATAAAGTTAAGTCTGTTTGGTTTTGTAAAAATTCTATATTGGCAAATGTTTTATCAAAATTAATTTGCTCTACATGTAAACTTATTGTTATCCTGTCTATCTTTCTTTTATACATGAATCTACGCCACCAGTCAAGCGTTCTACTACCGTTGGTAATAATATGAAAGAAGTAGTTACTTGCTACACTATCAACAAACTCAGGTAGATGCTTCCACAGTGTAGGTTCTCCTCCACTGAGACTTAGCATTTTTATTCCTGGATGTTGTTGATGTACTGTGTTAAAAAACTCAACTGCTATAGGTAAATCTAATGCTCTACTAGTGTTACCAAATAAGTCAGGAGTGCAATAACTACAATTAAAATTGCAGTAATTGTTGATTACCCATTCAATATCTAAACTGCTCGGAACGTCAGTAGTAATACTATTAATCATTAGTTGTCCAAGATTAACTTAACTTCTTGTCCTGGTCCAGTCTTTGAGGGTAAGTCGCCATACTGTTCTACATACCAGTTAATGACTGCAGAATACCAGTTGTGACTATTGTGATGTGCTTGTTTGTTGAATTGATGAATATTGTTGTTGGTAGCACTCATAGATGCTAAGGCTCTAGCACATTCTTTTTGTTGTTCACGCAGTGATAGTTTATCTAATTCCAATTACCATATACCTCGTATACTTACTTAACTCTAGTTCACCTTTGTACCATGTGTCTATTAGTGGAACACTATCTACAAACTCTTCTAAACTGTTACTTGAATTTACATGTTCAGGTAACTCAGAGTAGTTGTTACTTTGTAATATAACCAACTTATCATACGGGATTCTATCGTACCATTCTTTGAAGTTTGGTATATGTTCACAACTTGTGTTTATAATAGTATCTGCACTTTCACATAGTTCTACACTAGTACCATCGCTTCGTTGTGTACTATATGTGTAGTTGTCAAACTCCAGGTTCATTATATCCGCAGTTGTTGCTTTGAACTGCCAACTATTTAACACTTGACTCCTATTAACTGTTTCGGCAATAGTAGCACAATTAGGATCAATGTCAAAACTTCTAATGCACCGTATTGAAAGTATACTGTTAAACAACATACTAGCAAGTGTAGCATACCATCCAGCACATAGAAAAACAGTGCCAAGTTCATACCCGCCACTTTCTATTAAACTATCTATAAGCCAACGTTTGCTTTTTAATTGTCCTACGCTAAATGCATCATCGAGTATTGCATCTGTGTTATCAATTGTTTTGCGTAAATCGTCAAATGAACTATTGCCAGTAAATAAACTCATACGAGTAAACATATCCTGGTCGCTGATTATACTATCCTTTAGTTGTTTCGTCAAATCTATTCCTCAGCCATTCCCAGTCATTAACCTTTACCATATCATCTTGTGTAGCATATTTGCCATAATCACAGCCATCAATTGCACCAGCTATACTGTAGTCGGCATAGTCTCCTACTCCAACTGTACACCAAGTATTTAAACGTTCACTTGTTTCTTTGTCTTTTTGTCTATCAATAATCCTTGCACTTAGTTTAGCACACTCTCTAAATGCGGCCTTCCAAGTATTGTATGGGTCAGTATCATAGTGAACTGTACTACCTACAATTTGTACTGCTTTAAATTTATCACTAACACTTGTTGTAAAGTCAACAACTTTATCAGGATCTAATGCTAGTACATTCTTTTTAGGAAACAGTTTGATTCCACTGTAACCATACACTAAGTTGTTTACACTATTTCTAGCACGCCATACATGCACTGTGTCTCTGTCGTATGCACCAGGTTTAAAACTAGGATTGAAGTCTTCAGTTAGTTCGTTGTCTGCTTCAATATGATAATACATTTGAGTACGACTTAGTTTAGCACACTCTCTATGAGCATTAACCAAACCTTTTACACCATGTACTCTTTGTGTCCATGGGTACTTGTCCTTAACTGCTTGCCAATGCTCTTCAGCATTTGGCTCTTCGTAGCTCATAAAAATAATATCAAACATTTACTTTCTACCAAAAAACTTTGTGGCAGTCCTAATAGGATTTCGTAGTCCTTCGTATGTTTCATTGATAAAGTCAACATGCTTGTTAAACTTTTCTAACAACTGCTCTTGTTGTAGCTCAATCTTTTCTAAACGTAACTGAACAATTTCTAGTTTGTCTAGTATCTTATTTGCTTGTTCATCATCTAACTGCATACTTTTACTCCATACTCTTTTTCAAATCTATCTGCATCTTCTCTTGTATCAACCATTGGCTCCCCTCTGATATTTAAACTTGTGTTAAGCAACATAGGACAACCTGTTAACACATACCATTGTTCTAGTAAATAACGTACACCACTGCCATAACAACCTTTGCCAACTGTTTGTACTCTGCTAGTTCCGTCAACGTGTATAATTGCAGGAAACTCGTCTGGCTTTTTACATCTGGCAACTACTTGCATATAAGGCGACGTAGGTGTTTTCTCAGGCATGTCAAAGTATTCATGTACATGCTCTTCGAGAATCATAGGAGCAAACGGTCTAAACTTTTGTCTACGTTTTATTTCGTTTACTTTATCTTTAATTTCAGGACCCCGTGGATCGGCTAGTAAACTTCTATTGCCTAACGCTCTTGGTCCAAACTCTGCTCTTCCGTTTGCTACTCCTACAATTTTATTTGTTTGTAGTTCATCTATCAAGTCTCTGATAGGATAAGGTCCATATATGAATGTTCCTAAGTAAGGATTATCCCATTCAATTTTTTTGCCATATGTAAGTGCCGCGGCACCTAAACTACTTCCACAATCTCCAGGGTTTGGCATAATCCATATATCGTCAAAGAAGTCTCCTAGTTTGCGATTGTATAAACAGTTAAGTGCAACTCCTCCCATATAAACTAGGTTACGACTTTTATTAAAGCCTCTTGCTCTTGACATTACATTGTCTATCATTTTTTCAACACTATACTGAGCTCTAGCGGCAATATCATATTCATTCATATTGATCATAAAGTTTTTGTCAATGCCAGCGTGTAAATTTTGTTTGAAACGTAGTGTTGCCATATCATGTACAAATTCACTTTCAATCAAGTTTTCATTTAAACCACTAGCAGTACCCCAACCAGCCATACCCATCATAATATATTCTTCATCAAGTGGACGTAATCCAAGTCGTGCGGTCATTGCACTATAATACAATCCAATACTATGTGGATAACGTTGTCGCCACAACTTTTCATAACACGCACGACCTTTGTTATCATAGTATGCGTACCATATTGTAATAGTTTCCCATTCACCTATAGCGTCAATGACAACAACTGTTGCGTCTTTGAAAGGACTTGTTTGAAAGCCAGCGGCGGCATGTGTATGATGATGCCGGTATGTATGCACTGGTGCGTTAGGTAACAAGTCTCCAAACTCTTTTTTCAATGCACCCTTAGTAGTCCATGTGCTACTTCTATCACCGCCTTCAATGCCTTGCCCTGCATATATTTCTCTTGTCTTTTTAAGCCATGGTGTTTCGTAATAAGCAATAGCATCAATCTCAGACGGAAACACAGAGTCCAATGCCTTTGTAACAATTTCTGGACATAAATGATGATCGTGTTTTTGTTTGCTATATCTTTCACTATGTCCTGCAAATAGTATTTCGCCATCAGCAATAACTGATAATCCTGCATCATGAAAGCCTGCACTTACTCCTAGTACTCTCATATTATCCTCTGTGTAAGTCTAATGTACAACAATGATGTCCACCACCAAGTGTTCTACTATGTGTTAGTTGCACTGGTGCAATATCAAACTTTTCTTTTTCTAATCTTTTGATTAATGATGTTTGTCTTGGATCTACCATCACAGTAGTTGGATTAATACTAAGCACATTCATTCCAATCCATTTACTTGCATAAGGATAAACATGGAAGTCAGTATGCTCAATTTCGCTCAGCCATATTTTCTTTTTCTGTCTAAGAAACTTAGGAAGTTGCCCAGCAGTTTTAATTCTTGGTTTGTTAAGTAAAATAGTTTCTTCATTGAGTGCGGAAATAGTACTGTCAATATGTGCGTATGCATATACTTTATCCCATACATGTACAGTATATTCAGATCCTAGTACTGTACTAAGCCATCTAGCACCAGCGGCATTCCCTGTTTGACTTTTTAAATATAATATATCTTTTCCAAAACGCATTACATTAGCCGCATCAAAGATTGGGGTCTTTTCAGTTAGGTTACCATCAGCATCAAATACTTCATGAGCAGGTAAGTTATGCTGAGGAGCACTGATCCATTTACAACCTTGTTCTAATCCACTGTAGCGTATATCTCGGTATGCTTCACCTTCATGTTGTCTACTATGAAATAAGCAAGGAGTTTCAATTACATAGTTGCCTATAATTAATATTACATCTCGTGGACAATAATTATACATACCATCACTGAAGTATCTATAACCATGCACAACTTGCTGAAAGTCTAATTGCCTTGGACGGTATACAGTAACACCTGCTTGTTCAAGTGTTTGTTTCATAAAGTCTAATTCTACTTTAGTTTCTTCTATAACTACTTGGCTAATAGGACCTACAGGTTGTGCAGTTTCAGTCCAAGAACTTCCTTTGGCTACTCGAGTAAACACATCATCATATTTTGGAAACCTTGCTCCTGCAACATCTCCTAATACGATACTGTTTAGTTTATCCCATTCGTTGTGTGTCTGTATGATCATTTATTTCACCTACGCATTCACTTAAATTTGGATATAGTAACATTGGGTCTTCAAAGAAGTCAAAGTTAGTTTCATATGTATCCAACATGATTAAACCTTTTGCGGCTTGTTCTACTGTCATATTATAATGATAACCAATGAAATCAAATGTTTGATTGTTCCATGGTTTTATTTTTAAATCTCTACCGTCGCTTCTTGCACGACTAAGCCATTCATAGGCTTCTTTACTATCTAATAGTATAGCACCTCCGCGACCAATTGTCAATGGTTTTCCTATTCCAAAACTTAAACATTGATAGTAGCCAGGTAGTTTATACATACCTTCTGCTAATAACCTTGCACTATCCCATATAGGACTACCACTTAATTGATATTCGCCTAACCAATTATTTTGTGTAAAATTAAATTTAATATCAAGTTTGGCTAACATCATTGGAACACTAAGATATGTATGTTCAGGTATTGTTACCTGTGCTGGCATTTGATTATTATAAGCCAGCCAACGAAAACATAACTCCATTGCATGTGTACAACAATCTGTTGTCACAACATAAGGTGCTTTAGTATATTCAGACAATGCATCTTCAAACTTGTATATAATATCGTACGGGTCATTCCATGTATAACCCATGCGTTTTAATATATCAAGTTCATCATACTCAAGCATGTCCAGTAATTTGTAATGTGTATCTTGGTTCATATCCTATATTCAATGCACTGTGTTCTACAGTTCCTCTCCAAGCAATTGCATCTCCTCGGTGCCAATCACCTACGCCTAGTCCTTGAAACTCACTCATGTGTCCTGGTTTTTTATCCTCCAAGAAAACTATACAACGCATTACATCTTCACTGTCTGCAATATGAAATAGTTCCTTGTACTTGTTAAAATGATCTGCATGTGGCGGAAGTATATCACCAACTTGCATACGATAGAAAGTATAACCACAATCCTTCCAGGCAAGAACCTTACCAATATTTTTTGCCCATTCTGGTGTAATACTTTGATCAGGACACATTTCACCTGTAAAGTTTTTATGTGTAAATCCTAATCTATGCCATTTTGCTAACTGATCAAAATCACCAAACGGTTGTCTCTTGTAAGGAAATTTTTTAAATTCATCATCCCAGGTGGGTGTGAATGTTAATGGTTCGTACTCATACTTGTCTAGTATTACCATAGTGTATAACCTTTACTGTTGGGTTTGTTGATTTATATGTACGCCATGGATCTACTACAATGTCAAAGTCTTTTGTTTTGAATTTATCTTTTTCATGTACGCGAAGTATGACTCCTGCCATATTATCAATATCAACAATCAGTCCACCTTGTTCTTTTACATAATGTGCAACTAATAGTGCATAACTTCCTGTTTCAATTTCTACACTATCTTTGTAACTTGTACTTGTTAATGCAATACGAGGACTATGCTTTAATAGTTCTGTAGCCAAGTGCTTTGCTTGTACTTCTCTACTATGTGCAATAGCATCAAATAAATTATATCCTAAATCTAATCTATCTGCTAACCATCTTAATGCTATATTATCTCTAGGATGACATGGGCCACCATCACCCATTCCTGCTTTCATATATGCGGCACTTGTAATACGTTTGCCTGCATTTGATAAACTGTTTGTTACTACATCAACATTCATATTACCTGTACGTTGTGCAACGTCTTGTATCATATTAACCAAACTAAGTCTTGCACTGATAAATGTATTGTAGAATATTTTTGTTGCTTCACCTTCTTCCCAAGTACCAATGTTATAGTGTGGATCATTTTCCATTATAGTTTTATAAAATTTTATTAATTTTTTAGCATCAGTATCATTAGGCTTTTCACCACCAACAATAACCATATCTGGATTAACCATATCCCATTCTACTGTACCCATTGCAATTAAGTATGGATTGTAAATCAGTCTACCTTTGGTAATTAAATTTGCAAACTCACGCCTAGTAGTGCCAGGTAATACTGTACTAATCAATACAACAATAGTATCTTTTGTTGCATATGCATCAATAGTACTTAATACTTCTTTAACACTGTCGAGTCCAAAGTCTTTGTTTGGTAAATGTGTAATTGGTTGTTCTCCACCGTATAGTGGATCATGTGGAGTTTGTACTGCAACAAAAACAAAATCCATATCACGTACTGCTCTACTAGGATGATCTACGACTGTAACCTTTTTACTCTTTACTGGTTCTACATCATATCCAAATACACTATGCCCTTTGTCTGCTATAACTTCTGCACAAGGCATACCTAACTTGCCTAATCCAAGCCATCCAATATTCATATTATTTCCTTCATTATGTTTTGTCTTAACTCACCTGTGCGAATTATATTTCTATTATGTAAAAGTGTAGGAGCCATTTGCTTTTTAATTTCTTGGAGCTCGTCATATGTATAATTCAAAATAGTATCAACTATGTTTAATACTGCGTCCATACGCTGACATGGATTGATTATTGTATCATAACTTTCATCCCACCATTGGTTAAAAGTTTTAAAGCCCCAGGACTTTGCTTGTTCCAAACTACCAGGCCCTGCAAGTAATATGAATGCATTTTCAAATCGTATAGCGTTAATAGTTTTTTCGCTTAGTTGTCCCCATGGATATTCGTAGTTTGTTTCACATACTAAACTAGCAAAACTTTTAAGGTAGTAGTCCTCAATTGAGTCTGTAGTTAAGTGTTCTTTTGTAACTGGCAACACATGCTCTGCTGGGTCAAACTTTTCTGTTAAATGTTTCTCAAGGGCAAGAGGACCAATACATTGTAGTAAGTTTCTTTTGTTAATTAATTTTTGCCAATGTATGCTATCCTTAATTGGCCACTTGTATTTAACCCCGGCAGTTTTGTGATAGTGTGTGACTATACAATCATTTCTTCCTGTAAGCCATGCTGATGCTAACATTCGAATCTGATCCCATCGATATGTAAAGCAATTTAGTTTATATGAAATATTATGTTTTAGATTTGTTGTGTCAGCATCTTTAATGTTTGTATAATATGCTAGACTAAAAGTATCTAAGTGTTGGATTGCCCGGTTAGCGTATTTTGTATTTTGGAGTGATTGGAGCATGTTAAATTCGTTAACAAATATCCTATATGAACAATTATGTTTTTTGCACCAACGATCGACCATTTCAAACTCGTTGATAACACAATCTTCATTTATAACACCTTCCGGGCAATCCCATCTTTTGTTGTTATTCCAAACATGCAAAACTTCATATAAGAAGAAATCAACTGTTTGGCCTGAGAAGTTAATCCTAGAATCCGACCAAGACTCAAACCATTCGCATGGCCCATTTAAAATAAAATAGGGATTATCTTGATTTTTAAGTAGACTTTTTAAGGTTTGTTTGATAGAAATTGTTCCAGTAGCTGATACTGCTGGCGTTATAGACGTTGCATCTATAACCATATCGTTTAAACCATCTACAATGTTATTTATATAAATTTGATTAAATTGTGTCATACCATGCACTATATTCCGGAAAAACATCTGAGAACAAAGTATTGCGTCGCTTATCAAGTTCCGCAGTATATGCTTTAAAGTTTCTTTGATGAGTATCCTGATTAACTGTTCTTGTACTTTTCCAATAGGAAACAATACGCTTTAACTTTGCAGTTTCGCTTTTGTGCATTAATCCGTTTGCCTCTTGTTCTTCCATATAAGCAATAGACTCATGTATATACTTTTCAAATGATTCAGGAAGTATCTTAATATCCATCATGTCCGGATAACGTACATAACTAACATCAATATAAATGCTATACAGACCATAACGCTTACGAACTTCAACTAAATCTTTTAGCCATTCAGTAAACGTACTTAGACTTAGTGCATTGTATGTACACATGAAAGTAAGTGTAAAATCTTCTCTTGCTCCAAATAAATTGCACACACGATGTATGTTACTTAAAAATTTTTGATAGTCAAGTCCGGATCTAATATACTCTGCACGAACTCCACTTGCTTCAGCACTAGTATAAATTTCAAACTTTCTTACACGTTTACTGTCAAGCATTTGTTGTGTAAGATTAATAAAACGTTCAAACAGTTTTGGTTCAACAACAAAGTTACTATTGATACCTAACAACAGATTTTTATTTGGCGAGGCTGTTTCTAGTATCCATTCCATAACACGGAACGTGTCCTTACTCATCAATGGCTCACCTCCAGTAATACGAAACGTATGTAAACTTTTGTATAGGCTAGGCCACCACTTCCAAAATGCTTCTACATAAGGATTGTACTCACGAGTTGGTATCGGCATCTTTCCAGTTTGCTCTATCCACTCTATGTTATTATAACGATCAGTAGTAGGGAAGGCACCATGTTGTTTTACTTCTTTCATCCAACTTGTGCTTATACTTGGCGAACAATACATACACTTAAAGTTACACGCATGTGAAAAACTTACTTCCACATAAGAGGGTTGATAGTCTACTGTTGAATCGCTGTATGCTATACGATCAAACTGGTCTGCACTCCAACTAAAAGCCGACTTATAATGCCTATCACTTAGTGCATTTTTGTCAGCATCTTCTATTCGCCAACAAAAGTCACACTCGCTTGGTCGTTCACCGTTGAGCATTTGTTTCCTGCGTTCTTTTTTGTGTTTAGTATTATGTAAGGCGCTTGGATTATCTTTTAATTCTTCTGCAGGTATCTTGTGTACAGGAGGATGATGGCAACTGTGTGCAGTACCATTCTGTAAATTTAGTGTAAGTTGTGTCCACTTTGCTAGGCAGAATCCGGATCCAATCCTGTTGAGTTTGGCTTTCATCTCATGTGGATCAATGCCCTCAGACATGGTTGTAGTATTCTTTTAATAAGTTCCAAGTTTCACTTGCACTTGTTACTGGATGACTTTTATCTTGTGGACCAATCATTCTACAATGCAATGGATAGTCATTGCCTCCGGGAAATATTCTATCGCCAAAGAACACCAACGGTGCACCTATAACATCATATACTTGTGCTTTGTTACGTCCTTTTAAGTGTATGTCCAAACTTGTATTTCCACCTACTTCGGCTTCAAAGCCTATAAATCTATTATTAAACTCTTCGGCTATCTGCTCACGCTCTTTGTGTTTTTGATCCCAAGTATAATAATCATCTCTCTGGTTACCGACAGCGTTTCGGCCAACAATACTAAAGTTGATTAGCCCAGGACGGATTTCAATATGATTTCCATAGAGATCCGGGTAACTAGTAGCGGCAACCTTTTCTTCCAGAAAGTGAATCATCTCTGGCGGCACATTGAGTTTTGTGCTAGAAACTTCTACACCGTTTTGCCATACACTATTACCTGCACATTGAAATGACATTGTACATCTATCAACAAGGTCTTGGCCAATTTGTTCAACTGTTTTGGCACGATCGCTGCCAGTAACTAAGTAAACGTTCTTACCACGCATCCATTGCATGAACCAACGCTTAAAGTCTGGGTCCATAATTTGTCTTGCTTCGCCTAGAGTTCCATCTACATCAAAGGCATAATTCATCTTACGGACCTATCTTCTCTATCAATTGCATCTCTTAATTTTCTTGTTCCTGCCGTCAAGCCGTTTGGGTGTTCATGTATAGCACCACCAACGTTTGCTAGATAGTCTACACCAAAGCGTCTTGTTACTTCAGGTATTAGTTCAGCAGTCATACCACAACTTAATGCTGGTACAGTATTGTTTGAACTTAGCATAAGCATAGTCCGCCGCAATTCATTTTCATCGTCACTGAGGTATCCACCCCACATGCCCGTGTGTATAGTATCGACTCCACTGAGGCTTGCAAGTTTACACAATACTGGCCAAGCAATTCTATAAGCATTCTTTGTACTGCTTAATACTTTGTCACCACTTTTTTGATAGTGTATGTATATTGGTAAGTCAAGTTTGTTAATACTTTTGTATACGCCATGTCCACTCCAAAAGTTGATGTGTACTCCGTTACCACCTCTGTCTGCTACCATCTTTGCTCTGTCTAATACATGCAAGGGATCTGCATTGATGCAGTAGCAGTAAACAACGTTGCTACCTTTTAGTACATCTTCTACTAGCCATATTCTTTCTTTAATAGGCAAGCAACTTGGATTGGCCATAATCTCATCTTCTTTGATAAAGTCTACACCACCTTCTACAAATGCACTTACAATTTCTTGTAATGCTTTGCCTGTTAATCCTGTTTTAGGTTTAACAATACTACCCAGCAACGGTTTGTTGTAGTTGCCTGTTAAGTGTCGCATACCATTAAGTCCGTAGCGTGGTTCCACTGCATCACACAAGTCTCTATCAATATCTAGTTCTAATAATTCGCACCTGTGAATATAATCAATGTCCATTTGTCCACCCATTACAACACAAAGTAATTGTGCTATGCCATCTGTTTCCCAGTCAATAATTCTATATGGCCAAGCAATCTTGACTATTCCTGATAACTTTCCTGCAAGTTTGTCTGGGTGGCCAATTACTTTAGCACTATACTGATCAATAAGTTCAGGAGTTTCATATTCATTACGAACACTTGGGTTACCTACACTTTGTCCTACTGCTAGTGCAAAGGCGGCTCTGTTTAAATCGTTACCTTCAAGTTTGTAGGTTACTGTAAAATATTCATTTGGGTCAACGCTATCAACGTATATATCTAACATACTTTATTATACTTTCTTTAGTCCTTAATGTCAAACATATATTTGTCGTCAGGGTCACTCATATCTCTTACTACTGTAAGTTCAACATCGGTTAGGTATTCTACTTGGCTAACTTCGTAAGGGTAGAGAATAAAAATATCTCCGGGTTCAAATATTTCTCCGTTTAACTTTAGTTTGCCTTTTCTCATAACATTTACTTCAGTGCCTTTTTTGTGAAAGTGGTCCTGATGAAACTCTCCTTTTGTGTGTCGATGAATTCCAACTTCAAAGTTTGCTTTCATTACGCTAGGTTCAAAGTTACCTACAAACCATCCACCTTTCATATCATCTAGTTTATACTTTTTCATTGTTCGTTCACATATGCATACATATTTTCTATTCTTTTATTACATACTTCTTTAGATAATCCTGAAGTAATCATTGGTCCTGGGTTTACATTTTCTATATTAACCATTTTGTTATCTTCAGTAATTGTTATGATGTAATCATTGCCAAACTTTGACCATCCTATCATCATTTTATACGAACCAATATTTAAATATGTTCTCCATATATCTTGATCTTTATCTCTTGTGAATTGTAAATCTTCAACATTCATTTTCTTTTTCCTGGTCTATTTGTTCTAAAATCTATTCTGCCTTTGCGTTTTGCTTTGTGTTTAAGTTTGCGATTAAGACGTCTAGTCTGCGTGCCTAGTTTATCTTTTTTCACTTTTTGTAATACTTGTTATTGAATACTGCAAGGTCTGACGGCGTCCCAACAGGACTAAAGTTAGTTGCATCTACTTGGTACGGCTTCACTAAATGTGTTTTGACTGTGTAGTTGTAAACTGGTGCAATATAAAATTCATTGTTGTGTTTATCATTGTTTGCAATCATTTGTTCTGCACCTTCAACAAATAAACTTCCTTTACTCCAATGATATAAACCTACACTAGCCATTTCACTGATAGCAACTTTTTCAGCAGTTTCGATAACCACTCCGTACTCATTAACTTTAACAAAACTATGTTTGATATCTGTATGTGGATAAGTCATTATCCAAGAAACATCAGGTTCTTCCTTGCACTTGCCTATAAACTTTTTACTATCCCAATGTAAAACTTGATCACTGTTAATACTGATCAAGGGTTCATCTGTGTCTATGTATTGTTTTGCATGTAGTAAAGTACAAGCGGCACCTTCAGTTACTTCATCAAGTTTTACAATAGTAACGTACCTAGCAAGACTTGCCAAGTGTGCTTCTAACCATTTGTACTGTAATAGGTGTTCATGTAAAACTACAAAGATATATTTGCCTTCAACACCTAAACTATCAACTGCCTTTTGTATCATTGTAGTATCACCTACACGGCACAAGGGTTTAGGTAAAGTATAGCCACTGTCAGCAAATCTGCGACCTGCTCCTGCCATTCCAATTATAATATTCATTAGTCTTGAAACTCTAGCACTTCTATCATTTTGCAAAGTTTGCTCTTTGCTTCTCTAATGTTTAAAGCAGGTACCCATGCTTGTCCTACTCCATGGTTTTCATCAACCTTACGAATCTCTAATGCAATTTTTTCTTTTCCTGACTTTGTCATTTTAACAGGACTAGGACTAGTAAAATTTAATATGTAAACTGTTTCTTTGGGTTTGAAATCTATAATGTCAGCCATAAAGCCTCCTATTTGTAGATGAACGGATCTTTTTTCTTGATTTCTTTTAATTTTTTACGATAAGCAATTTCAAGTCTAATTCTATAAACTGTATCGTTAAACAATTGTTTGATTTTATGTACTAATAACATAACTACTCCATTATGTATAATTTTTGAAAAAGGGTATTTGAGATTGTATTTGCTCTGCTATATATTTATGGCCCTCTTCGTTAGGGTGCCGCAGTGGTGCTCGTACATCTTGTTCGTGTTCTATCGCCATTAACATTCTGTTTAAACTTGTGGGCAAAGGCATGATTTGTTCAAGCCATTCTTTGTTTGCAGTTTGTCCTGCAAACTCTGGATTATCAAGTGCATAGCATTGTAATAAGTTAATGCCTAGACTTTTACATACATGTTTTAATGTCCATTGTTGATTATAAAATTCTTTAGCATTGTGTTGTTGACTGTTTAACATTGTACTTGTTTTATGCCAATCTAATATTGTTCTATCAACTACACTATCGCCGGTGTCAACATCTGGCACACTATTCATTAACACACTTACATATTCTAAATTGTTTTCTTCCCAAGCAGTGTGCCCGTTATTATGTTTACGCAAAATCTCAACTGGTACTTCTTTTCTTTCATATGTTGTCCATGCAACTACTACCATTAGTTCTTTGTACTTGCCTTTATAGTTTTGAATATAATCAAGTGTACGTCTTAGTATGCGATAGTTACTTGTTCCTCCCAGTGCATCATTTACAAGTTGTGGTATTCTAAGATGCTGACTTAGATGCCATGGCCAACTATTATAAAACTTGTGTGTTAAATGATCTGCTTCATCATCCTTCAGTTCTTGTCCAAATGTCCAACTATCTCCGTTAGTATATAATGTTTTAATCATTTACTTGTGCCTTTACTTTCTTGATGATTTCTTTGTAGACTAAGTCGTGTCCTCGATAATCACAATGTCCTGTACCTCTATCGTCTGGGTAATTTTGACTCCAATATCCCCAGTCAACTGCTACATAATTTTCCTCAGGTAATAGATCCCCAAACTGTGGTTGCCAACCCATAAACAAATGTGGTATATTATGTTTCTTCAACAACAAGTGTCCTTGTGCTAGTATTCCATTGTCATAATCATTTTTAATTTCAAAGTTAAAAAAGTCTGCTACCCAATCTCTTAATGTTTTAATTCTTGCTTGTGGTTCGTGACTAAATTGTGGCCATGCCGCAACTGCACTTTCATCTAGAAACGTATCTAAGTTAGTTAATGTTTCGCTTTGTAGACTGTTATCAGTCTGCACAGGTATTGGTCTACGCATAGTCTTCCGGGTGTGCGTATCATAAGGAGGATAGTCTTGATAATTCAAATGTTCAATGCTAGGTGATACACCTGAAGGTTTATTTTGGAAAGGCTTGTACCAGGCCGTTCTAGCCGCATTAGTCATTGTAATTAAAACAAAAGGTTTATTTGCTTGTGTTAAATTTTCTATTGCCCATTTAATTTGTAAGAAAATTATGTAATTACAACAACCTGGTCTTGCTAATACTTTTTGTTCTACTCCAATGTCTTTGGCTGTCAAACCTGCATAACTTTTTTCAAATGCATCTTCATCTGGTAGTCCACTGCCACAAGCAAAACTATCGCCGCAGGTTACTAATAAATCAACTGTCATTTATAATCCTTTTTATTTTCCAAGGAGTAAAACATACGCTACCTAGACTTATATGATTTGCTCCTGCACCCTTATAAATTTTTGCATCTTTGGATGTAGTGATTCCGCCACCTGCAATTATTTCAATGTGAGGATGTTTTTGTTTTATGTATCTAATTATTCCAAGTGTATGAGGCATTAATATTTTGCCACTTAGTCCACCTTTCTCTGTGGGTAATGTGTTACTTGCATGTATCTGTTTGTAACCCATATCAACTATGTTATCTATAAATTCTTCTGTTGCATTAGGAGGTATTTTTACTATACAATATCTGTTTCTCATCTTACGTGGAAACTTATCAAAGTCTTGCCAAGTAGTAGTATCATTGTGTGAATCTAAGTTGGGACAACTTACATTTAATTCTATGTTGCGATCTGCACTAATTGAATTGAATATACTTGTCCAATCTGTCTCGTCTATTGCGGCAACACTAAGGATCTTATCAAAGTTTACGGTCCTTTGTGCAACACTCAATCCTGGATTTCGTAATCCTAATTTATTTCGCCAACTCCAGCCAGCATCAGTTTTTACATAACGTAGTGTTTTTATTATTTGTTTTAGTCTTCCTTTACGAGGCAATACAGTAAAAGTTCCTGCAACACTAATTGCATTTTTGAATTGTAAGTAGTTTCCAAATGGAGCACTAATAAAAATCATTTAAAAAAACTTTGCATTATCATCATTTAAGTATGCAAGAATTAATGCAAATATAAGAAATCCCCATATACATGCATTGACAGTTAAAAAGTGTCTAAAGTTATTTGGTAGTTTCATATTAACTCCTCTATACATCTGCCAAGTTCGTGGCACCATAAAACATGTCCATGTGGATTAGGATGCATACCTCCAATTACTTCTCTACCATTTGCATTTTGTGTAATGAAGCCATGAAAGGTATGTGGTGCTTTATTATAGCCGTAAAATCTTTCACTGTTAACCTGTTTCCATATCCAGTTATCAGGTTGATTGTTGTAATGAAAGTGCCAGCGTGGGTTGCTTTCTCCTACAACCATTTTTTCATTTTCACTGTTGATATAACCTTTGTCGACCCATTGTGTGATACCTGTCTCGTCTAAATTATAAAATGCTTGGAAGAAATAATATTGGATACCATGTACAGTAAAAAAGTTTTGCAGTTGTGTTACCTGTTGTACATAACGATTTAAATATTCTTCTTCGTTCCACAAGTACATTCTATAATTGTCAAAGAATGCCTGCATACCTCTTTGATGATATTCATGATTAGTTTGATTAGGCCAAATAGTTGTCCAGCCATGTTGATTCCTATCAACAGGATCTTTGTAGTAAAAGTCTTTGCGTTCAGGACTTGTAAAGCCAACAATAACAAATAAGTCACTGGTATCTTTTTTATCATGTAGGTAGTGTTCTGTAATCCAACTTATTGTATGTCTGACTATTCTATCATTACTACTTGCTGGATAACTTATGTTTGTATGATCTTTACAATTTAATCTTTGTGACAATAGTGTAGGCCAAATTTTAGGAATACGAAATGCATTGTTTTCTGGATCCCAATCACTTACTGTGTGTGGTAAACCATCATCTTTAATTTCACTTCCAAATGTCCAACTGTCGCCTGCGGTTAATAAATGCATTTAATAAGCCTGTCTAATTTCATCAAAGTTGTTGTTAGGGTCAAGGTGTTCAACTTTCGAACGCCATAGTGTTTCACTATACTGAGGTTCAATTTGTCTTACTTGAACATTACGTTTTAGTGTACGTTGATATATTAATGTTCCAGGACTTAACATACTATCGCTAGGGTCCTGCATGTTGCCATTCATTAGTTCTAAATATCTGGGATAAGCCTTCCAGTTGTAATGTCTGTATGTGTCACAGGCAATATCTATTGTAGGACTATCTCCCCAGAAAATAATATCACTAAGTCCGTGTTTACCAACATCAGTGTGTACTAGACCTCTATTACCTAAACTGTAATATAAAGTTCTATCAGTAATGTCAGTTATATAAAATCTTGTACCTGGACGTACTAACATATCGTAACGTGATTTTATAACTAAATCATAATCAAAGTGTTGTTCTATCTCGTGTTGTCTTTTCATCCAGTTTGCTTGTTGAATACTGTACAACATACTGCCAAATGGCCCACTGTGATTAATAGGTGAATCAACTTTAAGTTGTACTAGATTGTGATGACTATTATGCACTATTGCTTGTAGATGTGCTAGTTCAAGATCTGTATGTTTATGGTCGCCTGTAACATTCCAGGTATGTAAAAATATGTCTGCATTTGTATCACAGAAAAAATCATTTAGTAACAAAGGCAATGCAACATTAAATGTTCTTAGTTCACCACTGAAACAAATTGCAACTTTAGACGGTTTCATAGTCACCTGCTCCTACCACATGTTCTGGCTTTGGTCTCACAAGTTTAACTGGCGGATAAATTTGTGTTAAATTTAAATTACACTCTTTCAAGTAGTATGCAAATACATGTTCTGGACCATAATGTAAATCGTTATTCATGTTAAAGTATTCTTTAGGATGTCTATGAAAGTGTCTATAAAAATCACACATTAAGTCAAACTCTTCACTTGGTGCTTGCCAGTATATGTCACCAACTCTCATTCTGTGTCCGTTAGCATCAAATCCTAAATGTATTACTTGTGCATGATCAGTGATTGGCTCAGGCACATTCCATTCCTCATCAAACATTGTATCCCATCGAGCTCGTACACATAAATCAAAATTTTGATTTTCTTCAATTTCAAGTTTACGTTTAAGGTTTGCACTTTGCATCACACCGTAAAACTGACTTTGATAGTTCACATCATGTAATGCTTGATCTAAGTTAGGAGTAAAAGTAATTTGATCTTCCACTTTTAACTTTATATCCGGTAGTTCTCTTTTTAGTTGTTGTATTTCTCTATTTTCTACAGTTTCTAAATCTGTTATACCTTTTGTTACTTTAATAAAATTAGGAGCACTTCTAGTTGTCCATGTATGTCCAAAATAATATAGCTCATGCTGACCAAACGTTTGCTTCCAACTTTCCACACATTTTCTCCATGAACCTCTAAGTTGTCCGCTAAAACAAATTGCTATTTTCATACTATTGTCCTTTTAAAACCAGTTCCAAATTCCACGTATTGCTAATCCCAAATACATTAGTTCCATTAATGCTCTTGGTACATCTTCATCCTTGTAACCCATGTATACCCATATAGAACAAGAGAATAATGCAATACTCCATCCTATCCATTGATCATCTTGACTTCCGCCTGATAGTATAAATGCACTTACCATAGCAAGTATAAAACCTAGCCATCTAATGCCATCCAAATTTTTGTAAAATCTTATTTTCATTCTTCATATGTGATCCTATTTGTGTTTGTTTACCCAGTCAGTACAAATACCATAACAATCTTTTGGTGCAGTATCTTCTGGATTTATCATGCAGATAATACTTTTAAAATTTGTTTCCTGCTTTGGATATGTCCAAATAAAGCCTTTGCTAGTCAAAGTTCGTTCATCATGCTCATGCCAGAAGCAATGTATATCATTAACTAACATATACTCTAGTGCTTCTAAATTCTTAGCATGACACCAAAAGTGCTTGTTATTAAGAAAAGCATGATCAATTTTATACTGAGGATTATTATGTCCCAAGTATAGTTGATTGTTGTTATCATACCAAACATCAACTTCACAGTCATATCCAGCCTTTATTGCTTCAAGCAAATACTCTGGAGAGTTTTCTCTTTCAGGATTTGGACCTTTCAAGTTTCCTCTGTGTGCAATTACTTTCATAGTGTTCCTTTAACGCTTACGGTCGGCTTCACTTTCTGTAATCATTACGCCATATCTATGTGGATTCTGATAAACGCTTTTGAACCAAATACTTGTGTCAGCATTCATATCTGCTATACGGAAGTGTAATTCATTGCGTAGGCGATCGCCTAGGTGTTTTGTGCGTTGCCTTCTTTTTTCGCTTGTATTATACTTATCTAGTTTTTCACCTACGAATTTTTGCATAAAATCATAATCTGCAATGTTTGTATGATTCCAACTGTCTAAATTAGTTAAACATACTGCTTCCCTTGCACCAAGTATAGCCCAGTCACCGTTTTCAATATCCATTCCAACACTACACCAAATACTAAGACGTTGCATATTTTTAATATGATTTTGTTGTAAGAATCTATTCTTAGCAGGAAGTATACCTCTATCTAAGCTCATCTTAACACCTTCACGAAAGCCTGCTCTGTATGCTTGTTCAGGATTTGCATTGACTACAACGTCACTAAATGTATCAGCCATTTGGAAGTATGTGTGCATCCAACAAAAGTCTACACTATGAGCACCATCTTCACTAACATCATTTTCATGGCTATTCATGTTTTCAATAATATGTTTTGGCCATAGTTTCAGTCCGCCATTGCCATATGCTAAACTATTAACAACATTATGTCCACACCAACTAAACACATAATCTTTTTGTTCTTCCTCATCTATTTCTATAGTCTGCTTGAAGAAGTCTTTTCTTACTGTATTATCACCGTCAACAGTAACCAGTCTGTGTGTTTCACTTACTTCACCGGCTTTATTGTGTGCGGCATCAAATCCTTTTACGCCATGTACACGTTTTGCCCAAGGACATTTACTCAATAAGTCTGCCCAGTTTTTTTCTGCATTTGGTTCATCGTAACTGATATAGATGACATCAAAGTCACTAATTGGATAAGTCTGTTTCATTTTCTACTTCTCTATATGCAACAAAACTGTTCAAGTCTTGCTCCGTTAAAATTTCACAACCATCTATATTTTTATATGGCGGTATATGATAGTCTTCATCTGTAGCAGTATGTAAAGTTATTTCTGCAAGTTTTCTCATATATTGTCCTTGTGGTACAACAAATATTTTTCTTGCAACAGGTAATTGATTATTAACTTTTATTTTTAAGTTGCGTTTATCTTTTACAAATTGTAAAGTTACTAGTCTATTTGTAGTCCACAAACTTTGATCTAGTTTTGGAATATTAATATCTTTCTTTGTCCATTCAGCACTTATGTCTACAATACTAACAGGGTCACTTGTTGAGTCCACAACAAAATTATTTAAATTAACATCTTGTAATTCTATAAACTTTTCTTTATTAATAAATGTTTGAAAGTTATCTTTTTGTTCTTCTATAGGTGCCGCAGACATGCCTGTAATTTTGCCAAGCATGTCGTAGTATAGATAAAATTGTTGTTCTTGTTTATCTATTTGTACACTACCAAACTTTTCAGCCATTAGTTTGTTTAGTTCATTAACGTCCATTATACGCCTGCTTGTTTTTCTAGTTTAGTAATAAGGTCATCAGTACACCAACTTTTTTCAACATAGTGCAAAGGTTTTGTTTGATAATAATTGTTAATCCACAAACCTTCATCGTTGTATTGTCCATCTAAGAATGTAGTCCATGAACTATCATCTACAGTATAATTTAAAAGTCCTTGGCATTTACTTTTCATGTGTACAAAACTAAAACTTTTGGGTGGCCTAACTTTATCTTGCCAGCCTAACAACCTTACTGCCATTCCATATACTTCATCTGTGTATGCAACATCATTACCATTTATTCTCATGTATTCATTTGCATACTTTTCCCAATGTCTGTAAATATCTTCTACTTGATTATAAAATGTCAATGCTTCATCACACTTACGAAAATAAGTTAATGCACTATATGCATTATAAAATTTATTTGCTTTAAATGTTTTTCTATAGTAAGTATCATCACCTACTTTATCTCTAAATGTATGAATTGTATCACATACTGCTACACCAAAGTTTCTTGCTTTCATAATTTGCCAATAGTAATTTATATCAACAGTAAACAACATATCAGCATCAAGTTTAATAGTTTCATCATATGGAGACATATGATAAACTTTCCATTCGTTTTGCAACTTCCAGTTGTGCATTATTGCTTCATCTGTCCATGGTATGATTTCAACATTGAATACATCTAAGTAGTGCTTGGGTAACTGTTTTAAATCATCTTCAGTCATTCCTACTGTTAAATCTGTAGGACCTACTCTTTGGCTTGCTTTTAAACTTAGTGCTAGTGCATATGCCATACGTGGGTAGTCACCAAACTTTTTACTGTATTGTGCGAAAGTAAAATAACCTTTGCTCATGAATATATCTCCATAAACTTATCGTAGTTTCTTTCTATTTCATGTTTGTTTAAGCAATGTACATTTGTATTTTTTAACAATACAGGAATAGTATCTGTATTGACAATAATTTTATCTTTTGCAACTTCTAATATATGTTCTGTGTTAAAACTATTAATTTGTCTTGCCGGCAATGATTTGATATAATCATCTCTAAAGCCACCTATAATATGACTGGCAATTGAAGCAGTAATATCATTGCGATAATATGCATATGGAATTCTAAATGTTTTTTTGTAAAAATCATAATTCTCTTTTACATATTTTGCAACTTCAAACCAATCTTGTGTTTCTTTGCACTTACGAAAATACATAACAGTAAACCAATGCACTTTAGGAAAGCCATCTTCAATTACTAATTCGTATATATGTTGTTGATGTTCTGAAGGTATACGAGTATGTGTATTCATTAGCATAGGTGCATTACTACCCCATACTGAATTTAATACATCATTTTGTATCAAGTAATCACTGTCAATTAAGATTGTTTCGTCAAAGGGCGAGACATCATAGGCAGTTAGTCTATCCAAGTTATGCCAACTAACTTTTTTAAACTTGCCATCAATGTACATTGGGCGTGTGTTTATTTCTTCAACTTTATCTTTCCAGTCTATAACATGATCAAATAAACTAATATCTTCGTCACATTCGTCTTTGGGTGTAACTAGTGCTACTGGAACGTTAAGATAATGTTTTGCCAGTGTTGCAGAAACTTTAGCCTGTTTTATATAGTTAAAGTCTGGATTGTTTTTAGCAAAGAGAAGAACGCCCTTATTCTTCTGCAAAGTCATAATCTACTAACTCTTTGACTGTTCTTGCTTTTCTTATTCTACGCATTTCTGCTAATGCTTGGTTTTGCTCTTGAGCATACTTTTCCATGCATTGATCTTTGAATTCTTTAATGTTAGTTATTTCAGTTGGATTATCGTTCATGTCATTAATCACAGCAGTGTCATAACCAGAACGTTCTAATAGATCTAAGAAGTTTAGTAGCTCACTGTTGATTAAGAAAAGTCCGCCGCCTTGGCCAACCGTAAGTTTCTCTGTGACTAATTCTTTGAGTAACTGCACTTGGTTTTGCTGGACCGCAATATATTTTGATTTATCGAATATTGTATCTATGTTATCCATTGGGTATCCTATAAAAATAGTAGAGTGTAATACTCTACTATTGTATAGTCTTAGGGATAAAAAGTCAATCTAATTATTAAAATTAATTAGAATCCTGAGATTTGTGAAACTGTAGGTGTTGCTGGAGCATAACCTGTTGATTTTCTGAAGCCAATACTTACGGCTGTACCCGCTTGTACAACGTCAGCTGTACTTGGTGAAATTGCTACGGATTGGTCAACTAAATCAATTTCAAATTCAACTCTATGATTTGATGTATCTAACTTTGCTTTAACGACCACGTCGTTTGCGCCATATGCACCACCACCAATATTAGTACCAGTAAAAATATTTTGGTAAGAAGTTGTTAATGATGTATATCCAAAAGCCGCAATAGTTCCTGAAGAACCTGTTCTAGCCATTGATGTTTTTTGTAATTTTAGTGTTCCAATTGCAGTATTAAAAATAGTTCTCCATGCATTATCCTGTGCGGACGAACCACTTGCATGTTGGAAAGTTAAGTGAATTTCTCCACCTGTATTAAAGAAAGCATCGGTATGTACTTGGCTTGAAAACTGTACACGAACTTGTGCATCAATTGTTTCACTTCCGCCTGTTCCCCATGTGCTACCTCTACTACTTGCAGATGAGCCTGCAATAGTTGTTTGTTGAGATGCATCTACGTTTGCTTTGTTTGTGTTAATATCTGTTACTGCTTGTGATAAGTTTAGTGTACCAGACCCAGAAGTACTTCCGTCTAGTGCCTCAATTGTGTCACCTGTGCTTAATGCACTGCCTGGCAAATTGATTGTTGTACCTTGATGGGTTGCCGCTTTTTTAACTGCGTTAATTAAAGTGTTCCATGAAGTTGAGTTTACTGTTGCACTCTGTGCAACTGTTGATAGATCTGAATCGCCATATCCATCGCCACTTTTGTAACTAGCACTTGGCCCTACAACGCCATTCACGGTTCCAACAAAGGTATTATAATCAGCTGCAAGAATTGTGTTACCTGAACTGTATGTCATTTTTTATTACCCCTTAAAGTATTTAAAGTATTTATTAGTTAATTTTGACAAAGGCTAAAATTGTACCTTCGCCAGTTGTTTTTTTGTTTTCTAGTGCTCTACCAATTACGTTAAACGCAGTCAGTTCATGTTTAGTTGCTGATTTCGCTAACCCGTCGCCGGCACTTATGAGTCTGTCACCTTTATTAATTTTTCCAGTGACTAGTACAGGAACTCGTCCACTCATTGCGACCGGTGGGTGTGTGTTATTTGTACCAGCATTACTATTCATTAAGTATGCAGGTTTAGTACTAATCACTCCAAACACTGATTCGCTGCCTTCTTCGGCTACTCTGGTTATTTCTTCTACACCGCCAAGTGCTACTACTGTACCTGGTGCGTAAAATTTATCTGCCGCAAATCTTTCTGCCAAGTCAGCATATTGTGCTTCAACTGCTGTTCCGCTAAAAGTTTGTGCGTAGATTGTATTAAATGTCTTTGTAGTTGATCCAAAATCATAAGTTTGATCTGTATCTGGTAAAATTGTACCACCGATTTCGTTACTACCATCTCTAAGTAGAACAGCGCCGCCACCAATTCCAGATAATGAATCATCAACATATTTCTTTGATGCAATTCCAAAATCTGTTGTTGGATTTGCAGTAACTTGAGCTTCGCTAGTTGCACCGTCAAGTGTAAGAACTGTTGTTGTAACGCCACCGTCATTTACACGGAAAACAATATCTCCATTACTTGTTTGATTCTTGAGTATAACATTATCTCCACTGATTGTCAACGATAAATCGCTGTCAGTTCCAATAGTTATACCATTATCATTGATAATTCCTAGTGTTCCACTAGTTGAATCGTTTGCGTCACTTCTTAAATAATTTGCCGCTCCTACGCCACCGAGTGCGTCTGAGTCTGTTGCAGTACCATTAAACTTTGCCGCCGCTAAACTACTGTTTAGGGTATATCCTTGTTTAATAGTAGAAAATCCTGTAATCGAACTTTGTGGGGTAAATGTTGCATCTTTGTTAATGATTGAAACAATTGTATCACTGTTCATCATTTGTACGACAACGTGATCTGATCCGCCACTGTCCGTAATAGTTTCAATAACCGGTCCACTTTGTCCAGCACCACTACTGTATGCTGGTCCTACTAGTGTCCATGTTGCACCGTTGTAAACTTTCAATTGATTGTTAGTAGTATCCCACCATAAGTCGCCAACTACACCTGATGCCGGCTGTGTTGCACTTGCTGTGGATGAACTAACAGTTTTAAATGTACTACCTGTGTAAACTTTAAGTAATGCGTTGCTAGAATCCCACCATAGTTGGCCAGCCAGCGGTGAAGTTGGAGCAACGTTATTTGAAAAGTTTTCAAGCAATGCGACAAAGTTTTCATTAAACGCTTCGCCGTAGCCGGAATAGTTCTTTCCAATAAGCGTTAAATTAGTAGTACTATCTAACGTACCGTCTGCAATGGTAGCTAAAACAGCACCGCTTGTTTTGTTAATTGTATAGGCCATTTATTTCTTGCTCCAATATAATGTATTTATTCATTTAGCTAACCGAACTTAGGTTAGTCAGTGTCTGAATACGCACTGTATAATCTATTTGTATTAGTCTGTTAAGACTCTTTTGCACTGGATGAAAAACAACATGTGTGAGCAATGGTCCCGCTCCAACTGTTCCGTTCCATGCTTTTAATCCTAATTCGTCAAATACATAGGTATCATCAAAATTACTTGCATTGTCAAATGCCGCTTGTCCACTTGGTTCACCGTAATCAAGTAAACAACTTACAACAATATCAGTATAGACAAGGCTAGTAGTATGTCTTACTTCAATTTTGTTTCTAATCGGATCTGTGTTTAAACTACTTGTGTTATCAACAACTTTATAATAAGTTGGATTATATAAGTCAGCACTTTGTCCTGTGTTATTAGCAGGCAAATAAGTTATAACTCCAGTAGGGTCAACACTTGTTCCACCGTTTCCAAAGTGCATTTCATGTACAAATCCAGTTGTTTTGTTAGCAAGACTCATTGCTAAACCTTCACTCATGTTCTCATAATGAATTGCATTACGCTTGTCTACAAATACTTCACCTGATTCTGGGTCAAATATTTTAATATGACCTTGTACTTGTACACCACTATTTTCTTGCGGTTGCTTCATAGTTTGTTTGCTCTCTGTATTATTTTTACTATTGTCTGTCATATTAAATCTTAAGTAAACACTCTACTAATTTCTCGCCTTCATCGGCGCTAGTTTCTAATGCAATACCAACAATTGGGCCGCTACTTGATGCACTACTAGTGCCTCCGTCGACTGCAAACGTGGCTTGTCCTTTATTTATGGCCCCTGTAACACGGACCGGAACACGTCCAACCAGTGCCACTTCAATGCCGCCTTCTAGTGTAGAATTCATCAAATAAGCAGGTTTAGTTGAAACTACTCCTGCAACATAGTTACTTGTACCATTCCATGCAGTTGTTTCTTTCTTGCCTCCAACCATTACTACTGTTCCAGGATCGTATTGCATATCGCTTGAATATTTTTCTGCAATATCAGCGTACTTTGCAGTTAATGATTCACCAGCAAAGTTGGCGGCAGTCAAAGTATCTGTACTTGGATTATAAGTTAATGTACTTGCAGAATAAACTAGTTCTGCAGTTGATGATGCGTTGTTGGCATCAACAAATGTTGGATAGTAGCTTTGGTTTGCAGTTGCGGCTATTGTGTTCACTGATGCCGCAACAGTTGCACCTGCAACTGGATTATCTACTGCAAAAGTTACTGTTGAGCCACTTACGCTTGTGGTAATATCTGCACCACCAGTAAATGTTAATGTATCAGTACCTGATGTTGTTGTGCCTGTGCCTGAATCACCTGCAATGTCTTGGCTAGCACTTGCTCCTGCAACTTCAGTATCAACATATGCTTTTGTAGCCGCATCTTGTGCACCAACTGGATCAGCAACACCTGTTATTAATTTAGACGAAACTGCAATATTACCAGCCGGAACAAATGTTAAGTCCCCACTTGTTGTATTGATATTTCCTGTTTCAATTGTAATGTTACCTGCTTCTAATTGTCCTGCCGCAAACGTTGCCGCACTTGTTGTAAGGTTGCCTGTACTTGCTCCAGTGAATGAACCTATGCCAACTACTACTTTATCTTCGCTTTCATCCCAACCAATAAACACATTGTTAGATGATCCACGGTCAATAATAATTCCTGAGTCGTTACTTGGTGCACCTGATAATCCACTTTGTAGTTCAATTAATGAATCTGTGATTGTTGTATTAGTTGTGCTGATTGTTGTAGTGGTTCCTTGTACTTCCAAGTTACCTGTGAGTACTAAGTCTTGCATTGTGGCACTACTACCAGTATCAAGACCAATCGATGGTGTAGTTCCTTCGCCTGCACCGCCACCTGTAACTAAAATTCCGTTTGTTCCACTTAGTGTTGCTACATAACTACCAGTTGTGTCAGTACCAAGTGTCACATTTAATCCGCTAAATGCAGTATTAATAGACGCATTTGCTGTTCCATCAAAACTTGCAGTACCAGTTACTACGCCTGTCAATGCAATATCTCTTGCAGTAGCAAGTGCAGTAGTAGTTGCTGAGTTGACATTTATACTTGATGGTAAACCAAGTGTAACTACGTTGCCTGCTACTGATGAAGTAATTTGATTTGCAGTTCCGGCAATTGTTAATGTTTCAGTTGCTAAGTCAATAGTAATAGTTGTACTACCATCATCTGCTAAAATATCAAGTGTTCCACTTCCTGCTAAACTGTCAACATACGCTTTGGTAGCCGCATTTTGTGCACCAACTGGATCAGTAAGATTTACAATTCTTTGTGCATTCATGTCTAAGTTGCCAGTCGGAAGAAACGCAAGATCAACTGTGTTATTACCTGTGTTTTGTGTGACTGTAAGATTTGTATCAGATGTTCTAAGACTGTATAGTTCTAAGTTAACGCCAACTTTTTGTTTAAAAATTCCTGCGCCTGTACCAACATTACTTCCTGTATTGGCTTCACCACCTGATGCACCCGGAGCCGCTAGTGGCTTCCAATTACTACCATCCCAAGTTAACACATCACTAACTGAAGGGGCAGCAGTAGTAGTGTCAGCGTCTGAAAGAGCATCAATACTAATTGAGTTCATTGCAGTTTGTACTCTTGCATTGGTAAAGTAAAGGTTGGTTGAACCTTCTGTTAGTCCATCAGTGTTTTTGTTTCCAAAAGCAGTGTCAAACCTTCCTTGTGTGTAATAAAGGTTGGTTGAACCTTCACTTATATTATCTGTGTCTAAAACTACAGTACCGGTTAGCCCATTAACTGAAACAGCGAACGAACCTTCGATTGATGTAATTCGATTATTGACATCATCAAAGTTTCCGTCAAGTTCTTCAAACGTTAACGGCGTACTTTTGTTTCTACGAAATACTATTGCCATTTTATCTATAACCCCTTAAATTATATAACTTTATTTATTCGTTAATTAAAACGTAATTATCTTGTACATAGCCACTTGCTAAATACCTACCTGATTGATCAAATGCAACACTAATTTCTGGTATAGTACCAACAAATTGGTTCAAAAAGTTGGCTTGTTTTGTTGTTTGATACTGTAAACTGGTTGTACTTGAGTTAGTTTCCTTATCATTATCTGCTGTAATTACATTATCACCATAATCAGCAGTAAGTGTGGTAGTTGCACTATCAGCATTGATATCTTCATACCAAACGCTACTATATCCGTCTTCAACTGTTTGACGTTCGCTTGTGTCAATAACTTGATCGCCTTTGTAGTGTGCAAATGGAATTCCTGTTCCCATAGTTCCACGACGTATATTTTTTAGTATATTGCCATCTATTTCCCAATATGTAATTCTTTCACTACCAATAAACACAACACCTGGAAGGTTTTGTGCTACGCTTGGTTTTGCAAGTTTACTTCCGTCTTTTACATGAACTTCTACATCTAATTTACTAAGTTTCTTTGTAAGCTCAGTTGTAGCATCATCAATCATACGGAAGAACTTAGTAGATCCTACTACATCTTTAAACATTCTCCATGCAATTCTATGTTTGATTGTGTTCTCACTAAAGTGATTAACAACGAGTACATCAGTACCAGTAATAGCACGTTTAATCAATAGTTTATCGTTGTCTATCTCATAGTCAGTGTTTAAACTTAATCTAACACTATTCAATGTAACCCACAAGTAATTAATATTTTCTGGTGTTACAAATAATGTATATGAAGGACTATTAACAACCAAGAAGTCATCTCCATCATATCCAATTGTGTCAAATCTGTCGACACCATAACCCATCTTCAGTGTTACTTCACCTGTTGAAAGTCCTACAAATGTTTCTGCCGTCATTTGTAATGCATCATGATTGCTAAATGAAGTTACGTTTAATTTTTCACCTGTTGGAATTGATAGTCCACTATCAAGTGTTATATTACTACCTGAAATAGTAAATTCTGCATTGGTATTATCACCAATAGCAATTCTTGATCCACTTGTTGGAGCCGTAGTAAATGTTATTGTTCTTGCACTACTTCCATCATCAGCGTCTAATGTCCAGGCACTGTTACTTGCACCACCAACAAATACGCTTATATCTGATGCAGTTATTGCTCTATGATCTATATCTGCATTTGAAGTTAATGTATATGTAGTTGTTGCACCATCGCCAGTAAAATATGTATATACCGCTGGACGTAATCTTGCTTCTAATAATTCTACATAAACTTTTGCATCAGTTGGAGCATCATAGAATGGCTCTTGTGCAAGTGTAAATGTACGAGTACTTCCATCCATTGTAAACATTTCTTGTGCTACATGACTGTATGCTATATCGCCTGTTGGATCTAAGTTGAAAATAAAAATATGTATGTGCTTATCAACTGCCGGTGCAGTAGCAAAATTTAAAACTGCTCTACTACTATTTTGTTCAGTAATAGTGTGGGCAGTTTTAACGCCATCCATAATAACAAGACTTTGTTTTGCTAATGAATAATTGATTGGTAAGATAAATTCTTTTGTGCTTCCGTCTCCTGTGTAAACTGTATCCAACACCATGTTTTCACCAGTGTTACCAATACTGATAATATCAACAATATCATTTGACGCTGGTGCAGTTACAAAATTAATTGTAAAGTCTGTCCAATCTACTGTATACTCATCTGGTTGTACTTTACCTGTTTGAGTTGTGTAAACTAGTAAGTTCATATTGTGTCTATAATCAGAAGTCACAAAACTAAACTTGGTAGTACTGCCATCACCAGCATGTTTGATAATATCAATTCTTGGACTAAGTCCTTCATTGCCTACAATACTACTTGGACTTTGGTATACTTCCATATCCAAACTATCAAATACACGACCTGGAACTGTTTCTTCGGTGGAATGCGAACTAAACTGATCTACAAATTTTCCACCGGTAATATCAATATCGTCAGGTTGTGTTCCCAGTAACGAGTCACCAAATCTATTTCTTAGTACGTCTGCAACTGTCACACCTTCAACAAGCACAGTAGTATTTTCTGCATAGCCAGGTTCAACATAATCAAATTTAATATAAGATCCTGATTCAAGTTCTAATCCACTTATTTGAATATTACTTGCAGTGATAGTAGTATCAACAACACCACTAAGCATTGCAATACCTTCGTCACCAATCTCAAAGTTATCATAAGGAATAGCATCAAATCCACTACGTCCAAATCCAGGTTCGAGATCAAATCCAGGACCTAATATTTTATTATTTGGATATTCAATTCCACTGAAAATATTTTCTAATTCTCTTGCGGCCTGTGTTGTGGTTGGCTGGTAAAACGCCATTGTACGATCCATAGCATTTTCAAAAGTTTCATCAGCAATGACTACTAGACTATCACTTGTAAATGTAGGGCCACTTGTAAAGTCTTCAGTTGCCCGATACGCCTCACCTTGATAACTAATTTCGTCATTTAATGAATAACTTGTATTTGCTTTCCAATCTAAAATATCACTTGTATTTTTAACTCTACCAAACTTAAGACTTGGATCAATTTTTACCAATCTATTTTGATTTAGATCATGTAGAATACTAGTTGAACTTGTATACGCCTTTGGAACAAAATACTCCTCGACAATATCAATAGTTACACTTTCTCTACTTCCAATAATATTGTTAATAACATCAACTCTAATAGGCTCTCTAGTTACTGTGTATGAACGCTTAATAACATCTCCTGCAAGATATGTAACACCAGGGCTCCATTCAGATACCCTTGTTCTAGATTCACTTGGTATATTGTAAATTGATTCTATAGTAACCGCAGTATTACTTGCTTCAAGAGTTCTATCAAACTTCATAGTTGTATCAAAAGTACGAACTTTTGCATTTGTCAATCTAGCATATGCTGTTCCTGTAGTGCCTGTGCTTTCGGCTATTGTTACTGTTGGAGTGCTAGTGTATCCTGTACCTGGCTTAGTAACTGTAATTGAGTTTACTATTCCTCCGTCTGTGATAGTTGAGGTTGCTTCAGCACCACTGCCGCCGCCACCACTAATAGTGACTGCTGGTGCAGTTACATAACCTGAGCCGCCATCATAAACTGTAATATCACCTACTTCAAATGTATAATTTTCATTAAACGGAATATTAACACCGGCCGCTAATAAATCTGCATCACCGTCTCTGCTGTTTGGCTTACGATAATAATTGTTTTCTGTATCATAATAACTATGTACATCAAAGTCAGTTACATCACCATCATACGGATCAGTCTTATTATAGTTTAATACATATTCTCTAATCTTAGTATGGTAAGGTTTTGCTTCGCTAATAAAGTCTTTAACATAATCCTGATTATCTCTACGATAATACGGTAACGCATCTAACGCTCTAATTTTATGATTTACACTTACAAAACTTGTCTTAAATAACCAATCAACAAATGGTTGTTCGTCGAGTATGTAATACATCATCTTTGTCCAAATACGATTGTTTTCAATTGTAAGGGACTCTGTAAAAATGTTAGAATAAACAGTTTCAATAATTTTTCTAGTTTCAATCTGTGGTTCTTGGTCGTAAAGTTGGAAATCAAATACTTCACTGTCGTAACCATAACGACTTACTGAATAGTCATACAAACTATTTGCTAGTTCAATAGTTCCATTTTTTATAGCAATTATAACATATTCAACACCGTTCCAACGATGTAACTCCCAGTTTCCGCCGTTGTTGACTCTTACAACATCGCCAGCGTCTGGTATAACATCAACTAAGTCTTTAACTAACTCCACTTGATACTTGATGTATGTTGTTGCATCATATCCAGTAGCATACCAATCTGCATATCCCCATTGTGTGGTTACATCATAACTTTGTAATTTAATCAATGTCCAAGTTTTGTTTGTGTTTAATTGGTAAATGCTCCACAAGTTTTGTATATTATCATCTTGTTCTACAAGAACTTTATGTCCAGTGACTTTCTCGTTTACACGAACAAAACCTAATTGCTCTTGATTAAGAACTTTTTGATCCCACTCGTTACTGTTTTCAGTTGGCATTGGGTCTGCTTCAAATAAAGGACTTATATCTTTTGTAATTGCAACAGGAGTTTGAGCAAGTACTGCATTGACTGCTTGTACATAAACTTTAAGTGCTTCTTTCCTGTTCACAAACATACTTTGTCTTGGACGGAATTGAACACCATATCTTTCAGTAAAACGTAAGTTAGTACTAGGAACACTGTTACCAGCAGTATCTGCCCCAACTAAACTATCAAACCATTTACGTCTAATATTGTCTGGTAATTCGTCTTGTGTATAACCCTCTTTGAATAGTGTCCACTCACTGTGTATTAGTTGGTTATTTTTCTGCAAGTCATAATCAACAACAAGAACAGTATCGTTGCTTGTTAAATTTTCTATGATGTTAGACATTGCAATATCAGTTTCACTAATAAATGATGCAAACTGTATACCGTAAGTTTGTGGATCAGCAATCATTAAAGCAACATCATATGTACTTGCTGTTTTACTATTAGCAGTATCACGTTTATTTTTTACCCAGAAATAATATTTTGTATTATTAATTAATCCTTGCAATTCAACATTTGTAGTAAATAATCCTGGATTGTAAACAGATCCTTCACCTTCGTAACTTGATGGTGGTACTTTACTTTCAACCCATTCATACACATCGATTGAACTACCTGGGAATACTGAACCCCAGAATGTGCTACGATATGCCCAGTCACTTTGCTCAGCATATAGATATTTTACTTTACTTAGATCCCACCATATTTTTCCAACGTTGTCTGGACCCCATGTTTTAGTGGATGCGTAAGTTGCTGGATCAGTAAGTGTTTTAAAATCAATGTTTTCATCTGCTAGTCCTGGAATCTTTCCTTTAATAGGATCAATCCAATCGTAGTATTGTATTACTTCATTTCTAGTTTTACTGTAGGTGTAAACTTTGTTAATCTTACTGAAGTCAACTAATTGAGCTTCTTGTTCGTCTACCGTAAAAATATCTTCGCTTAGATCATATTCAAACACTCTACCTGCATCAGTATTTGTGTTATTATCAAGTGGCATACCAACAAAAATTTTATTATCAATAATTTGTATTTCACTTCCAAATCTATCATCTGTGTCAATAAAATTATTGTCTAGTGTTTGTACTGGTATGTAATGTTTGTCGATGCCTTGGTATACATATACATTACCACCGCGTGTTACATCATCAATGTATGCAGTTGCACTGCCATCGTAGGTTGTATCACCTGCATCAAAAGTTGCAGTTTCTTTAAACGTATCTGTAATTGCACCAACTGCAAGTGTAGTTCCATTGCCAGAAACATTTAAATTAGCACCAAATTTCTGATCATCTACTGTAGCGTTTTGTGCTATGTTTGTTGTAAGTTCCCATGCACTAGTTGTTGCGTTATAATCATGCTGTACAACTAATCCACTTGAGCGTTGTGCTCTATCTATGCCAGGTGCACTTGAAAATAATCTTAGTCCATCATCAGTCATTGCAACAGATGTACCATAGTTTGCACCTTGGTTGTTTAGTGCATCTAGTGTAATTTTTTGTGTTAGTGTCCAGGTGTCGCCTTCTTTTACATCTGCAGAAAGTGTGTTAGTATCTGTTTTTACTGTGTCGACATCTGCAGTTTTGCCTGTGTGTTCTGTAGTTAAATTGTAAACGTATGTTGCACCTTCTTGTGTGTATGTATTTTCTTCGTTTGGAGATCCTACTACTAATATTGTACCATCAGCGTTTGTGGCTATACTTTCACCAAAGCCGCCTACAAGCGTCGAAGGACGAATTGCTCCACTTGGTACATACTGTGTTCCACTTAATATTGTAACGTTTTCTGCATTAGGTACAGGATTGGTAAATGTAATTGTTTTGCCAAGAACATCATAATCAATGCCTTGTATTTTTACTACACCTTCAATAGCAATTGCTCTACCGTTGATATCAGAACTTGCTTCAAAAACTGTTTCTATACCGTCACCACCAAATGTTTGATCAATTGCCTTAGGCCCAGATGCTACTTGATCAAATACATAAACAATACCTGCTCTTGGTGCTGACACAAAAAGTTTTTTGCCATCTTTAGAAAAACGTACTTTTTCTCCTAATCTTCCAGTAGTTGGTCTATCGTTACTTGCTTTGATAACTGTATTGTCAGCAGTCTTGTAATCAATTGCTGTATCAAGTCCTGTTAAACTAAATGCTAGTGATACATCATAACTGTTAGTTTGAGTATTCCGAGTGTATACAAATATTGCACCGTTGTCATTATTTGTTCCAGGTGCTCCAACTGCAAATGATTGAGTGTGAATATCTACACTTTTACCAAACTCTAATACAGTTGTTGTATTATCTGATTTTAATAAAGTTGCTTCTGCAAGTACGCCTTCTACGTTTGGAATATAAATTGTTACTGCACCACGAGTGTTAACAGTTGGCATACCAAATACACCAAGACTAATTTCTTGGTTAATTGCTACTGATGATCCAAAACGCCCGTCTTCAAAATTGTATGTTCTTGGTGTATATGTGCGAGGATCACCATATTCATTTTCTTTTTTGAATACTGTCCATTTGTCTTGATACTGATCAACAAACAATCTGTCATTTACTTTCCAACCACGACTTGGATTGAATTCTAGTAACCTACTTGTGTCTGTAAATCTAATACTGTTAAATTTAAATATAACAGACTCGCCTTCGTATTCTAGTCCTTCATTCGTTTCACTTGTTTCAAATGTTTTAAGTCCAGTAGTACGCAATACTCTGTGAACACCAGTTGCCGAAGCGGCATCTGTTACTACAAATAGTTGACCTTCTTGCATGTTATGATTATCTTTAGTGGACCATAGGAGGGTATCGTTATCACTTGCAGTAATTGTTAATGCCTTTTCCTTAGAGTCATCTAAGTAAAACATTTGCCAATCATTGTTGTCATCATTTGCAACATATAGAGTGTACCCAACTTTCATATTAGGAACTTGTGCATTTAAATTTTCATAACTAGAAATGTCAAATAATGTTGCGTCGGCATCAGTTAATTTTGCATATCCTGCATATGGTAATAAACTTCCCTGTAGTCCTACGCTGTTATGCATAGGTATCCAGTTGTGAGTAGTAGTTGGATTTGCTTTGTAATAGTTAGAAGGTAGGAGGTTCATTACTCCTTCTTCTTTGTCTTCTATACTTTCAATATTATGGATTACAAAAGGATTGCCAGTTATGTCTGCGTCGTTTAATAAAATTTCTATACGACGATTAATATCAGTTCCGCCATACTCTCCTGAACGTATTGCCCACTCTTCGTACATATCAATATCACTAGTAATGTTATCTAATGACGCACGAAGCAATTTATCAATTGCGTTTTTAGTTCCTTTTTCTTTAATCATTCCTTGATAAAATTTTACTTGACTTGTGTCATCTAAACCAAGATTTGTCAAGTAATCACGTGACTGATAACCAATTACACTCTTACCAAATGCATCTGCTGAACTTTCAAGATTAACATCATCTATGTTATAGAAACTTTCAAAGTTTCCTCCAAGAGTATCCCAGTTTGGAAGTAATCCTAGTTTAAAACTATCAGTAGGTATCCATTTAGTATAATCAAAGTTTAATTCACTTGTTTGTCTTTCGGATGAAGTGTACAAATTATCATCATATTTTATAATAGCACCTTTGGCATAATCTGTATTTTGTACCCATGGATCTACTGCACCTCTATTAAGAATAAATCCTTGTGCAGTTAAACTTCCGTCCCATCCGTTTGTTCTATGTCCGACTAAACGCAAACGATTTTGTCTATTACCAAGTTCTGGTTGATATATAATATCATTAAAAATTGTTGTGTTATTTAGAACTAATGTATGTTCATATTGTACAGTTTTAACATCAGCAAAGTATATTCCGCCCGATGCTGGATCAGGTGTAAGTTCAAATACTCCATCTTCTCTTTTTGTTCTGTAATTGTCAATGCCAAGTACTTCGAAATTTTCATTCAAAATAGTTTTGCTATTGTGTTCGGTAACCATACTATCAACCATACCATCAGCACGATTGAACTGAATAAAGTTTGCACTTGGACTCAAACTTACAACTGCACCAACTCCCCAACGCTGTTGTTTCCAGTATGCAAATTCTTTTGCTGACATAGTCCAGTTAGCAACTACGTTACCTTCAACTATTTCTTCAGTTGAATTATCAAAGTCATAACCTAATAATCCTAACCAACGTCCATATCCTACTAAAAAGTCAAACACCTGTTGTGGTGTAGAAAATTCAGTGCCATATGGTATGCGTATTGGCACTTCCTCAAAGTCTAAATACTCAATGTATCTTTCGTCAAGTACTTCGTGCGTATTTTTGCGATTTGTTTGTACGCTTGGTAGGTAAGTAAAGAACGGATCTGTTGTATTATAACCATAAACTACATAACCATTATCAGTTAATTGCACAATTACGCCACTATAAGGTGCATTAATTACAGGACCTGTTTTACTTACAAATAATTCATAGTCTTCGTCCGGTACCATCACATTTTCACTGACTGCATTTGGACTTACTTGTTCAGCAAGAACTTTTAGCATTTTCTTATCAGTGTATGCACTTAGTTTACAAGCAAGGTTTATATCAACTTTATCAAGCACGTCTTTAAGTACTGCAAGTTCAACTCCAAGAAATTGCATATAGTTTGCAATGTATGATGAATAACCATTTACTATAAGTTGATCTGTGTAAGGTACAATATAATCAGTTTTCTTAATTTGTTTATTAGTAGCAGTATTAACAATATTACCTGTTAATGTGCTACGAATTACACTATCAGTGTTATACATAAGGCCAAAATATTTTGCTGGACGCATTAAAGCAGATGCAACCTGCATCATAAATGGCCATTCACTGCTTTTTCTCCATGCACTTTGAGCAGGACCATAATCATTGACTGTCCACTTTGCATCCATTTCAAATACAGTTGAACCTCTGGCAATGCTATCCCATGGTGCAATTAATGTTCCGTGATCATTAACAGGAAGCATCGAAAGTAAATCAGGTCGTTTGTATAAATCATTTTCTGTAAAGTTACCATCAGCATCATAGACTTTACCATCACGCAAGTCTTCCCACATTACTAAGTTTCCACTAGTGTAAGGTGCTGGACCGTAACGTGTTTCCCACCATGAAGGCTTTACATAAAATCCTAGCATTTCCCACGGATGAGTATGCGGACGATCTGTGTCATAGTAATCCCAATATGCACCACGCCATCCACCTGTAATTAATCTACCGTCTACTCTGTCTTCTAGTGTGTTATAGTTCCAAGTAAATCTGTTATCTCTAATGTAGTCAGTATGTGTAGTCCAATCAATTCTATTTTTAATTGCCCACTTTAAAAAATATTTAGAAAGTACAGTATTCTTCTCAATTGTAGTATAGTCTGTATCTCTCCAACGTCCAGGCATTACTTCATTGACATCAAATACATTGCCTTTGTATACTGATTTAATATTATTGTAAATTCTTTTTTCAAGTTCGAGTAGTACATCATCAAGTACACCACCATAGGCTTTAGTAAGGCTACCATCATGCCCTTGAATCATTTCTACATCAATAATGTAACTTGTATCAGTAAACTTAATGGGCTCAAATTTTGGATACAATCCTAATTTAGTTGGTGTTTGTGGAATATAGTTACCAGCAGTATTTTCATACTCAACAATTTTGATTATATCTGCAAGGTTAAGCAATCCAGTTGTAAAAGTTACGGCTGGACGATTTGGCTCAAAAGTGTAATCCTTGCCTTCTACTAGCTGTACATCATTTCTATATACTAATACTGCTCTGTTAGTATTTGTTATAAGGTTAAATGTAGTTTCAAACTGATATGATACTTGCCTATTATCTGTAATAGTATATGTTCTAATTTTTTTATTAGTACCATGTGGCACCATGTCACTATAATAAAAAGGAAATGCACTACTCTTTGTACTATTAATACTACTTAGAATTGTATCAACATCATCAGCAATATTTTCAAAATTAATATCTAAGGTCTGTGCGGCTTGCATAAACTTTTGTTTAAACTTTGTATATTCAGATGCATTATACTCAACGGAATCTATAAAGTTCATATTTCCATGTTGTAAGAACAATGCTGAATTTACCACACCAGCACTATGGTGTAATATATTTCCTGGGTTTACATCACTGTTTGTTACATCTCGTAAATTACCACTTCCTGGATATTGCCCTTCGAAGTCTGCCGCAGTACGCAAAGTTTCGCCTACGTGGTTACGCATTTGTCCAAGTGTAATTACATTAAACGAAGCATTAAATGCGTTGTTACTTAAATTTACTGGTACCTTATATACACCATACGGACTTGTTTCGTCACTGCATACTTCAAATATTAGATGTGCATTTGTTGCAGGTGCATCGTCAAAAACTATACAATGCTTGGCGTTTACATACTGATAACTGTAGCCTGACTTTATTTCAGTTCCGTCAACGTAAACAACAACTGGCATATAGTTGTTATCATAGTCAAGTTTTGGTCTAACACCAATGTCAAAAGTATCTGCTTCTCCGTTTGCAATATAAACAACTTCTTGATGTTGTGTGCTAGGGTCTTTAACTTTTGTCCAACCGTCTATGTAACTTACTGTTCTGCTTTTATCAGTTAATTTTATAAAACCAGTATTAATTGCAATAGTTGTGCTACCTGAGGTTGCAGTATAAAGGAAAGTGTCAGTGCTATAGGAGTTATCAAAAACAATATCTCCAATGTTACTAAAGTTTCTATACTTTAGTGCAAAACCTAATTCAATGTCACTTGCACCTGTACCAACTCCATATGCGAACAGCTTACTTCCTCTAAAGTTAGTGCCTACATAAATTGTATTATTACCATAACTTATTCCGTTATCGTCAAACACATCGAATAAAGGAGCCTGGTTGACAGTTGACTTTTGTTGTGCTAAAATCCAAGTGTCTGTAAGCCAATAATAACTTTTTCCTTTTTGATCTGTTCCTTTTTTACAAACAAATGTATCGCCATCTACGACAGTAGTTGTACTTGGAATTAACCTTATTTCATTGTAATAATCATCTTCAAAATCAACAATGTCAACAGTATAAATTTTATTACGAACTTCTACATTTGTATCATTCGGAAAAATTATTTTCATTCCATCTGTAAGTGTGACTCCGTCTACAATATAACCACCGGAGTTTTGTACTCTACTCAATGCATCAGTTGTTACTGTATCAACTACATCAACTTCACCTATACTAACATTACCACTGTTAAAAAGTTGTAAGTTTCTATTAAATTCGATAATAGGACGATTTGCACGTTTCTCATTATCAATTACTGGAACCACATTGTTATAATCTGCAATAGCATTTACCACAGCTTTATGATACCAGTGATTACTACGGCTCCAAGCATTACTATCAGCCGAACCTCTTCGTACTCCTATATAATCTTTTGTCTCAGTAGTATCTAATTCATAACTTTCATGAGTACCTTTTTCGATAAGCAAAATGCCTGAGCCAATTCCATCTACAATATAAGTTTTGTTTTGGTATGCAACAGGCATAACAGTAGTATCAAACTCAATGTGCATGCCATTGGTAAATTTAATTCCGTTAGGACTTGTATAGTGTGTGTTTCCAAGTATTTCAGTGTCAATATCAATAAAACGATCAGTAGCGTCAAGTAATTTAATTTCTCCTAAACGTCCACTAGTTGTAGCATCTTGATAATATAATGTGCTAAAAGGAGCACTAATTAATGGAACAACTTCTAATTGTGTCCCATCACTTGTACGATAATACTCTTTTGTACTGTGTAATTCACCTTCGTTAATTTGTACTTTTTGATTAGCAGAAAGGTCTTGTATTTTCAGCAAAGAAGTATTGCCTCCACTTGATACAAGTACACGATATATTGCTAACTTCTCATCAGTTGTTAAAGCGTCAGGGCCATCCTCGGCAGGCCATGTATTGGTAGCATCAACGTCTTGAGTAAAAATAATTGTCTTATTATCAAAATATAATTGCCCATCAATTCCGCCAAGTGCTTGTAATGCATCTACAGTACTACCATGAATTTGATTATATGTTAAATCACTGGCCAAGTCAATAGCGGCAACATTGACTAAAGTTTTTGTAAAAAAGTCTTGATCAGTTGTTTGAGGAACATTAAAAGTAATTGTTCCGTCTGATGTTCCATTATTTGTTACACCAGAAATGTCTCTTGTGCTTCTGTTAAAACTAATTGCACTTTTACCAGTTTTTCCAGGTTCAGTTTGAATCCAAAACTCAGAGTCTTGATCAACTGTAAACTGATAACTGCCACCACGTACTAGGTATAATGTTGGATTGTTTGCAGTTCCATAAGTTGGTGAAAAGCGGTAGTGGTCATTGTTTGCTTGTGTAATAGCATAAGTTTGTGACGATGGAATATCACCTGCACTAACTTTTACTTTACCAGGACCTTCTGGCATCCAGTAATATTCACCAAAGTTAATTAGTTTATCATAATCAGCAAACCCACTCCAGTTGTAATATTCTTGTTTGAATAAACGATCATGCTTTAAATTATTGCCGCCATTACTGCCAATATAACTAATTATATCGTCGTATGTTATTACAAAGTCAAGAACACCCTCATTCTTATAAGTGACACTCGGTTCGAGCTGATAATTTTGTCTGTTGCTTCCAACTGTACTAATGTAAGGATCAAAAATACTATAACTAGGACCACGACGTTTTCCTATGTATCCATCAATTCTTTCTAAACTTTTACTGTTTAATAATTGGTCAAGCGTTGCATGTAAAAACTTTTCGTTTTTAGTAGTTTGTAAAAATTTAGGTAGAAAGGTACTGGATTTACGCTTTGCCATTAGTAGCCTCCATAACCGCCGCCGCCACCGCCGCCGCCACCGCCGCCACCGCCTGAGCCTCCACCGCCCGAACCAAACGAATTACCACCATTAGTGTTAGTAATGTTAAGTCCACGAGATGTTGTTTCAGCGTTTCCAGTATATACTGTTCCTGTTGCTTTGATGTTTGAAGCAGTAATAGCATCAATAATATCTACATCATTAACAGTTGCGGCTGATACAAATATTTCATCATGTTCACAACTAATTTGATATAAACTTCCAAATGCTTGTGTGTCACTTCTAGGAACAATAACTACACTGTTTAGGAATGGTGTTAACTTTTGATGCAAGAATGCACTTAGTTCACTAAAGAAGAAAGTTTCTCCAAAGTCCCAGTTGTCAGTTGTAAAATATTCGTTTAGTGCCGCTATTAGTTTAGTTTTTATCTCACTGTCAGATATAGTATAGCCTGCGTTTTTAACAACTTTAAAACTAGCCTGTAGATTTTCATCAGCCTTTGTACCAAACAATGGCTTAAATTTAGCACTATGCATTATAAGTGCATCACTTAATGTTTTATAACCTTCAAGGCTATTAAATTGACTTCTTAAACTGTTTACAGTTGGAACTTCTGGCGCTGTTACTGTATTAGTTGTGTCTTGAATATATTCAACATATGAATCGTTGTAGTTTCTTGTAAGCACAAAAATATCAATTATGTTTCCAGGACTTGGGTCAATACGTCTGTTATTTGGTGAGTTATGCATGTAATGAAACTTGATGCCATCTCTACCAACATAAACTTGATAATCTAAACTTTCAACTGCTGTTTTAGTTCCAGTACTATTTGAAACAATATAAAATTTATTTTCGTCAACTGCATAAAGCACTTGATTAACAACAAGATTAGTAAGAGCTGCTTCAATTTCTGCTAATGTTTTATAGTTGTGGTTTACGCTACCTGCTTGAGTAGCAACAAACTTATCAAAGTTATCATAATCAGCCTGTCTCTTTAAAAACATAAATTTACGATTTTGTGGCGTATCTGTAGTTAAATCTTTGCCAACAATTTCATCAAATATATTTGGATTATCAATAATGCCATCATCATCTTGATCAGCAAATGTCACTAATACTTTTGTATTATCACGATAACCATCGCTTTCAACTACTACGTCATAAACGTTCCAGTCAATGTCACGTACCAACGGATTTGCATCAGTTGGTTTTTTGTTAATACCAAGTACACTAATTGTATCTTTCTTGGTTAGTCCATTAATTGGATCATAAACTTTACTTTGTTGGTCATAATAAAATCTTGTTTCGCTAGTACTTGTAAAGTAGTATTGTAATCCACGATATGCAATACTATAGGTACTACCGTCTGTACTAAACTTTACTAACCAACTTGCATCTTTATTTGAGTTTGTATTATTCTCTGCAAAATCTCTGCTAAACACATTACTTGTGCTAATATCTCTACTGTTGATTATATACCATTCGCTATCAAGATAATCAAATCCGATTGCAAAGTTTTTGTATTGCTTGATAGCAGTAAACATTGTACTTTCAAAACTACCAGGTAAATCACTAACAAATCCTGGTAGTACCGAGTGCAATAATGCACCAGTTGGAATGTTTTCATTTAGTCTAACTGCTCCAGTTTGTGCAGTTACCAGTCCATCATTTGTACCTGAACCGTTGTTGTTAATACTTACAATACCTGCGTGTCTTTCATTCAAACTGTTAGAATGATCAGCATCACCTGTCATTAATGTGCCATCTAACATAAAGTGTTGTCCTGTCGGAGCTGAAAATTGTACCATACTGTTTTCAGTTACATACTGTCTATTGTTGCTTACAACGGTACCCACTTCAAGTAAATCACCTGAAGCATCTGTAAAATATCCAGTGCTATAGTTACTTCCAAAACTGACTCTTACCCATCTTACTTCACTCATAGATAAGTCTTTGCGTTCAAAGTTGGCAAGATAGAAATGTTCAGTTTCGTTGCTACGCAATATTGGCTCAACTGTGTTTCTGAGGACATTATAAATGTCGTTGTCAGTTAACCAAGTAAATGTTTTATTATTTAAAAATTCGTTACGGTATAAGCCACCGTCAGCTGAGTAAATGTTTGTACTAGAATATTTTCCAGTAACATCACGCACATCAAGGAATCTACTAATACCACTACTAGTTCTATTAATAGCCTTACTTTTCATTACATTGTTAAAATTAACTAATGGAAAGATATTATAATCTTCACCATTTACCATACGGTTTTGTGTGTAATATTGTTGTGGTGCTTTTAATTTAATGTCTGCTAGTGTCTCTCTTCCAGTTGCATTGTCAATTGTGTATTGTAAACTTAGACCCATTGTCAAAGTTTCAACTGTATTTGTTCTACTTACATATTGTACACTTACACGAAGTCCTTTGATATCTCCTGGCTTAATGCGATATGTTCTTCCGTTGCTAGTTCGATAGTAACTACGGAAACTACCAACTGGTACATCAGCAAAAACACCGTCGCCAAATACTAAATCAACTTGATCGTTTGTGCGACTGTTGACTGCAAACAATGAACGAACACTGTCTGTTAAACTATTGTAAATTACGTTATTTCCTGTGATTGCTGGAACTTTAGTCCACTCATCACCAGTACTTGCATCAGGATTAACTTCAAATAACCATACATCGTCATTGTTAATATTATTAACATCAATGCTTACAAGGCGATTATTTAGAGCATTATCAAGTGTAAAGTCAACAGTTTCAAGTTTACCTTGTTTGAAGTAAACAAAGAAACCAGTGTTACTACTTCCGGCGCCTTTTCCATCCTGTCGATAAAACATATTGAATGTATTACCCGGTCTTGGACTTTGCTCGTAAATGTATTCTCTATTTTCAAACGTTCCATTTACAACTTCAAAAGGCATATTTTGTCCAGCAATACTAGTGCTGAACCCAACAACTGGAATACTGTCTGGTACTAAGTTCATTTCGTACAACTCAGTTTTAATTCCACTTAATGTTTTCTTTACTGCAGGATTGCCAAAGTTTTGTGCTGATGCCATTGAAGCATTTAATATAGCCGCAAAGTGTTCTAAGTAATCAGGATTTGTAGTATCGTTCCATACAATAAAACTATCAGCAAGATTTCTGCCAGTGCTATCTGTTACACTTTCAGTTGTTCCAATGCTTGTGATTTTGAGCATACCACGAGCAGGTTGGTTTCTTTTAGGCTGATAACTTAATAATTTTGCCAAACGTAATACACTATCACGTCTTTGTGCAGTTTCTAAAAAGTTCTCTCTTGCGTTAAGATCTTGTCTAAATGCAAGACTTTGTCCAAAGTATGCAATAAGATCCATAAGTGCAATAAATTCACTACTTTCAATGTAATCATTGAAATCTTCAGGATAGTTATTACGAAGATATTGTACCATTGTGGCACGAAGTGTTTCAAAATCGTAACTTTGAAAGTCTGCATCACGGAAAGTTTGATAAATTTTTGTCCAGTCCTCTGAAACAAATAAACTATTTTGACGGTCGCTAGTGCTCATTTATATACCCAATTCCTTGTTCTAGTATTTATGTGTTACAAAAAGTGCGTATATAACGATTATGTCATTTCTGCTGATTCAGAACGCTGGTCAAATGAAACTCGCATTTGTTCTAATTGATCATTTCCATCATATACTAGATCTAGTATAACTTGTAAACCATGTTCATATTCTGTTACATCAATTTTATCTAGAACCACTCTAGGATCTTGCTTAATAATATCCTGAATGTTTTCAATAATAGCAAATTTTGCTTCATCAGTAAATGGATCAAACAGGTATTGCCATACTAGACAACCAAAGTCAGGGTTCATTACACGTTCGCCCATCCTAGTATTAAAGTGATTCATTAAGTCCATGCGTATTAATACCTCGTCTGTTGCCGCGGTATCAACGTAATCTCTTCCTACTGATGTATAACCTTTATATATTGCCATAGTACTATTTAACCTTTAATCATCTGCCATTCTGTCAGGACTTGCAGTAATAATTTCAGCAATATACGGAGGTCCGTTTGCTACTTTATCTGCTAACCTGGCAGTTAATTTTTCATTTGTAATTACACTTGGACTGCCTGTAATTATTTCAGCAACATGTCCGCAATCAGTTAATACTTTGTCACCTAGCCTAGCAGTTAACTTTTCGTTTGTCAAGTCGTCTGGGCTTCCTGTAATAATAGTTCCACCTGTTACTAATGGTGGAACATGTGATGGATGAAAACATGTTCCGTGTGTTCTATCTCCAACTCGTGCAATACCTCTTGCCATTATGCTGATACTCCCCAAGTTTTTTTCGCGGCATTAAATGTCTGTGTACTGATGTCTGGCTTTCCAGTAGTTGATGGCTTTTGTTTGCCATACTTGATACCTATATCAGTCTCTTCACTTCTTGCTCCATACTTTGAAGTTAAGTCAGTTTCACTGCCGTATACTCTAACTTTTTTCTTTTGTCTTTCAAATGTAGCATCATCACCATCGCCAACTCTTACATCAACTTCTTCTAAAACATCTCTGTAATTTTGTGTTTTATCAATATTAAAGTTTTGTAAACTATCACCAGATAATGATCTTGCAGTTGCAGGCACTCCTACTTTACTTGCCAAGCCATCGCCGCCTAATGCTTTACTTAGACTACTAGGATCTTTAATATCCATGGCTTTCAATAGTTCGCCATCTGCACCTTTTTTTAATTCATCAGCAGTAGGTTTTGATATTTCTCCAAGCTCTTGTTTTGCTTTGATAATTGCGGCATCAAGTTTGGCTAACATAATTAGTTCACTTGCATTTCCTTGTGCCAACGCTTTAAGTCCTGATCCCATTCCTTGCACACTGTTCAGTGCTTGGTTTGTCAATGATTTCATTTCGTCTGTTGCTTTACTCACTGCCGCAGTAAATGATGCAGGCATAAGTTTTGCCGCACCGGGCCAAACCGGAACGTCGGCTGATGCATCTGGCTTTTTAGATTCAACAACTACTTCTTCTCCATCAGGAAAACGCTTGTCAATATCTTTAATTCTTCCATACAACTTAATATCTTCGCCGTTGTATTTTACAACTTTGTTTGGTAGTTTATAATCAATATTAAAGTTTTGTAATTTTAAATTTGGTTTGATCATGTAGTTTTTCATTATACTTCTATTGCCTCCGGTAACTCTTCAACTTTTGCACCATAGCGTTTGTTTAACTGTGCATCAGTTCCATACACTCTAACCAACACTTTCTTTAATGTAAACGGATCTTCGTTTTCAGCTGCATCATAGTTTCTAACTTGTATTTCTTCTTCAACATCTCTAAAAGGTTTTTTACGATCAATATTAAAATTAACCAGTGTACCATTATCTTGTATACGTCTAGTATGTCTTGGTACTGTACTTTTTACCTTTTTACTCATTTCTCCAGTATTACCACTAGCATCAAACTTGCTGTTTAGCATTGCTTCTTGTATTCCTTTACAACTTAGTCCGCCTGTGGCAGATACTAAACTTCCAAGTTTTGCAGTTGCTTCATCCATCTTAGATGATGCTTCAGATATTGCAGTTTCAATTAATGATCCTACATCTTGTGTAACTGGATCACCAAATTCATCAAAGGTTGGATTACCATCACTATCTAAGACTGGTACTTCTCCACCTATACCTGCTACATCATTTACTTTGACTGCTTTACCTTCAACTGCATCAAGATAGTTAGTTAATGCTTCTTCCAATTCGTCTGCAACTCCTGGCTTTCCTGCCGCTCTCAATCGTGACGCAAGGTCACTAACTGTTTGTGCTTTTGTTTCTGCGGTTGCAGTTACTTTGGTTAACTCGCTTATTGCTTCAGTAAGTTGACCTGATGAGTCACTTATTGCAGTTAACATTTCTTGTGTTTTTTCTTCGGCTTCAGCCGCGGCAACTGCCGTTTTTTGATCTGGAACTATAGCTCCAATTGTTCCCATAACGCTACATGCGTCCGTACTTAACTTGAATGTTGAGTCCGCACCATTGTTCAGTTTATCAACTGCTCCTTTGGCTACAGCATCAAGATCAAAATTAAAAGTACGACCTCCAAAACTCAATGGCATTTTTAGTCTCCTCTATTCCATGGTTCGTGTTCAGGCACGATATTTGCTACACTATTTGTAACATCTCGATTTCCGTTTGCTGTTAATAAGTCATTAGGTGTAGGCCTCTGAGCATCTGTTGCTTCTGGACCGTTGTGGTGTATGTCGTGATCAGTTGCAGTAATTTTTACATCTGATGCAGTTTTCACATCAAAGCCACCTTCCCCACTTTGATGCACTATTCCTGTTTTACTATATACGTCGTAGTTTCCTTCTTTGGCTTCAATTTTTATTCCACCGTTACCTTCGGCTAATGCATTGATACCCATTTGTGCATTTAGATTTATATTTCCACCAGCGTGTACATTAAAACTTCCTTCAGTATGAATACTCAAACTCTGCTTTCCGTATACATGAATGTTTCCGTTGTTTGTCATTTCAATCCAGGCATTACCACTTGCAGTTGCAACATATATAATACCTTCATCGTCATCCATTAGTATTTGATGTCCAGTACTAGTACGCAAACGCATTTGATTACTTGCGCCTTTATCGTCACCGTCATCCATAACAAACATATGTCCGGGTAAACGCCCTTTGACTTCATTGCTTGAATCTGATGGATTTACTTGACGTCCGGGTGTGTTTATTCCGTAAACAGAACTGTTTGCTTCTCTTTGACTTGTGCTTTGACTTAATCCTCTTACACTGTCAGCAATTAAGCCTTGTTCTTTTAGTATCTTTGCAAGAGGAATATTTACTGGACGTTCAATAACACCTGCTTTGTTGTCAACATCTCTAACAACTTTTGGATTATATTCTAGTACTGGCAAAAAGTCTTTGCCTACTTGGTATGCTGGAAATAACTCACTTACTTCTGCACTTGCTACCCAATACTTACTACATGGTAATCCAGGACACATGAAATTTGTAATATCATCAACTATACAACCAATTACAATTCCTTTGTTTGATAACCCTTCCATAAATGTAACTACAACCTTAGTTCCAGGGTCAGGTGGAGTCATCCACATACCATAACTATGTAATCCAGTAACTTCTTGCTTATCTATTAAATCTTTATTTGTTTTTCCAAAGTAAGGTTGTGCATATCTAACTGTATACCAACTATTTGTACTGCCAATTGGACCTCCTAAAGCAGGAATATAAACATCAACACGACCAGTTCGAATCGTATCACTTGCATTCATAATTGTTGCTTCATATGGACCAGGATCAACAATACTTCCTTTTTTGTTAACATCTAAATCTTTATGAATTTTGTTTATATTTTGAAGAAATTCGCTCATCTATTATCCTCCCCCACTTGCAAATGCTTTTGCTCCTTCTAAGTCATTAAAGGCAAATCCTTGGGCTTTACCTGTTGCAGGATTGAATGCTCTCCATCCACCACTAACTCTGTCAGGAGTTATACCTTCTGGCAACTTAGGTTTATTCTCAACCACTTTTGGAGGTGGTGGAGGTGGTTCTTTTACTACTTTCTTAGGAGGTGGAGTCACTGCCTCGATCTTTTTATCACCCTTAGTTTCAAAATTAGTGGCGGCTTGCTCGACCTCACTAACTGGAGTCAATGCTTTTTTCTTTAATTTTTCTTCAGGTCCTTTGAGATCATCAAACTTATCAGAAGTATCTTCACTTGTTACTGTCTTTGGTTTAGGTTTCACTGATGGCGGCTTATTAGTAGTAGCACTAAAGTCGTCTTTTTTCACTATCTCTCCGTTAAGTGGCTTACTAGTTCTAGCATTTAAGTTAGTGGATGGATTTTGATCACTTGTTTTTGCATATGATAGAGCTTGTATACGCTCACGCACACCTATTAGATCTTGTGAAAATTGTCCATTACTAAATGTACTACGAACTTCAGTCAAACGATAGTATCCATCAATTGTAGGAGCATTAACATCAGCTTCTCCGCCTACATTGATATCAAAACCTTTCATAGTGCCTGTTCTTGAATTATAATCAGGTGGGTTTTTAAATTCTATATAAATGTGCCATTCCTTGTTAGGGTTGAGGCTAAGGTTTTTGTTAAATGCAGGAGCATTGAAACTGTTTATGCTTACATCTCTAAGATCAGTTGTTTGTATATACGCTGGGTCGCCAACAATATTCATATTTAGACTAACTAAGTCTGCACCTTGATCAAATACATCATCCATAAAATGATCAATAACTGAGGCTCTGTCACTTACTCTTGGATCGTTAATTTGTTTACTTGTTCCGGTATCAGTTACAATTTCTCTCATGCGTGGAAATATGTTTGATGAACCATTAGGTTCTGCTAGGGCAGTGTGACCTTCTGCAATAGCTGTTGGATTTGTGTTAGTGATTCCTGTTGAATACTGTTTTGATTTTTGTGCTATATTGTACAATCCTTTTTGAAAGTATGCCGCATTAAACTGAATATCAAAGTTAAGAATGTCAGTGTTCTCTCCGGTGTACAAGTATCTATAAGACTTAACATAATCTTGTATTTGTGCTTGTCCTAAGTTTTCATAATCCTTGCCAGTCATATCATATTGTTGTATTACAAAAGTAATTTTCTTAGCCCAACAGTTTCTTATAGTATCAAACTGGTCTGATAATAATTCAACACGAGGCACAATACGATAAAAATTAATTGGCTTCTTACGGTTTTCTTCATATCCTTGTGCTTCTTTTTCGTCTCTTTTCAAGTCAAACTTTTGAACTTGATCAAGCATGTAACTACATGTACGAAGTACACTGTGTATAACTTTGATTATAGGTGTTCCTGCACGAATAGCAAATGATTGTTTTTCTTTGTCAAATTCAAATGAATCAGGAATATTTAATTGTCCTTTAGCAATCTTCTCTGGGTCTTTTTCGTTTTTTGCTTTTGCAATATCAACTAATTCATTTAGCATGATTTGCGATTTACCAATAATCTCAGGTAGCTCAAATGCATATACATCTGCCACAGTTTTAAGTTTTTGTTTTACATGATCTCGTTCTAAATTATTTAAATAACCGGCTAGTCCGCCTTGAACATTTTCTGTAATTTCTTCTTGTCGGCTTGTTGTCTGTAAAGCACCTCCGCCTTCATTTGCAATACCTGATGCACTTCTAAATCTTGGATCAACTTCTCTTTTTACTTGTACTGTTTTGTTAGAGACTGTAGTAAGTTCTTTAACAAGAAACTCTCCAACTGTGGTTGCTTCTAATTGTATGTTTGCTGGAATAGTACTTTTATGACTTGATATTCCAATGCTATGATAAGGAACTGCCTCAATATTATAAGTTGTTCCTTCAACGCCAACTCCAAATGTAAAGTTTGTAAATCTAATAGGGATATATCTAGTTGATAAACCTTTGGTAGATTCTTCAATTAGTTTATTTTTTGAATCATATCCTTTAAAACTAATTTTTAGCATGTAAGGTTGATCAATATAATTATAACTTCCTAGTTCACCAGCGGCAAGTACAAAAGCGTTCAACAATGTCATACCGTATGGTTCGCGTATTTCAAAAGATAGCTGAGTGTTAGTACTACCAATATTATCTCCGCCAGGCGAAATTACACTACTAATTTGTAGGTTATCAATAAAATAATCTAAGTGGAAATGTCTGTTTCTATTGTCATAATCACCTCCACCGCTTTTGATCAACAAGCGATCTTGTTTTCCTTCAATGGTAAACTCTGGATCATTTACAAAACTATTATAATCTTCTGTTGTAAGTGCAAACATTTCAAGATGATATGTGTAACTTGAGTAACTGTGTAATACATTTGGTCTTACAACTGCTGGTACTTTTGTTGTAGTTTTTTCTTTTGCTTCTTCGCCATCAACTGATGTGTTAACTTGGCCTGCATCAGCTTTTATTTGTGGAGGCTTGATACCTTCTAGGCCTGAAAATGCTCCACTTAACTTATTGGCAAGCATTCCGTCATCGCTGATAGCACCCATGTCAAGTGCATCGCCAAGTTTACGCTTTCCAATTTCTTGTATGTCTTTGGGTCCTAAACGTCCTAGCATTGGATTATAATCCTAAGTCTTTGAATAATCTGCCTTGCTCTGGTAAAAATATTTCTATCCCTGACTTCATATCAAATATAGGGTCTATAAGTGTATTTGGATTACGAGCGGCAAACACCCACCATAAATTTTTATTATCATATAAGTCGTTTGCAAGTAAGTCTGGACGATATTGATATGTTAAATTAATAGTCATTACTTGATCACTTTGTGCTGGAGTAATTACACGAGGTGTTAATACATCAAGGTAATTTCCATACATTCCAGTTTCAGAATAAGGACTGGTTATGTTATAATTTGCCATTAGATGAATCCTCCATAGAATTTACTAATTGCTCTACCATCAGCCAGTTTATCAACACTAAACGATTTCAATGCTTCTCTACTGTAAACTGGTGTTAAGTTAACACTAATTTCTGTACGCTTTGGCACTCTTGTTGTTGCTGGTGCTCCTGGAGGTGCATAATTACCTGCGGTAGGTGCGCCTGGAGTTGGAATAGTAATATAATCAATATCTGCTGGCAGTGTAATACTAACGTTTGTAACCACACAAGGTACACTTGGAAGCATGTACTGTCCATGCCCTGATAATCTTAGAACTGGTGGTGGATTACCTGCAAGTGAATCCATTCCAGCATACATTTTTGTAACTGCTCTTAAAAATGTTATAACTGCCATTACATAACTAGCATCTGCTCCATCCTGAGCAACAAATTGTCCAAATACTGTGATATCACTCACGGCGCTACTATTGTAAAAATTAAGAGGATAATTACTATGTGTAGGGGCTACACGAGTGTAGTCTGCGTTTTGATTGAATATAATGTTTGGTGTAAACGGAAATACAACTCCGTTGGTTGCGACTAACGGACGAAGTAAACTTGGAATATAAGAATCTTTGTACAATAACTTACTATTATATGGTAAACTAATCCTTACTCGATGGTCCATTTCACTGGCGCCTGCAGCAGGATTACTTGATGCCATTGTTTTAGCGGCTTTAAAAGGATTTGCACCTTTTGATATTCCAGCACCACCTAAGCGTGATGAGGCTGGATCTGCTAAATTAATTCCAAATCCGCCTGCTATTTTAGAAGCAAAACCAGCAGCCTGTGGGTTAGCATTCTGGAAATCTTCAAAACTATCATACGAAGGAACAGCAGATGTTGTTACACCTTTGTTTTTGGCTAAGTTACTTACAGCTTTGCCTTTGGCATCATACTGTACTTCGCCCTTACTATTTAAAATTCTACCCATTAAAAATACCTCTTGCTCTATGTATTTATTTGTTGTATAATATGGGTATTAAATAAAAGGAACCAATTAATGGCTACAAGGAATTATCTTAATAATAGAGATTTATTACTAGAAATACACAAGAGTAAAACCTCTTATAGTTACTATATAGATCATCATGCAAAGGATTTTGACGCAATTGTTGATAATATAAACAGTATTACCAAAGAAGTTATCAAAGAAGCAAGAAAAGCTCGTGCAGATCGAATACAACGTGCGGCTTTTGCAAAAAACGAAGACAAAAAATTAAAACTAGCAAACTTTGCAGTTGACCCTGATAGTTTTGAATTAGAGGACTTAGTGTTTAGAGTTATGACATTTGAACATGTTCCACTAGACCCAACTAGAAAGAAAAATCCAAAGTCAGTTGCTGACCACCATGCTAAGTGTTTATTTCCACCATACTATCATTACCGATACAACAGTGAAAAAGAACTTGAGTTGTGTGGTAAAAGTCATTGGCAAGGTGGATTAGACAACGGTTGGTTTAGTCAAGATCACGGTCGTACAACTAACAAACTTGCAAACATGTATATGAAATTATGCGAAAGATATAGCCACCGATACAATTGGCGTGGTTATACATATGTAGACGAGATGCGGGGACAGGCACTAGTTCAACTAGCACAAATTGGATTACAGTTCGATGAATCAAAGTCAAATAATCCATTTGCTTACTATACTGCGGCTATAACAAATAGTTTTACACGAGTACTTAACATAGAAAAACGCAATCAAAACATACGAGATGACATACTTGAAATGAATGACCTTACTCCAAGTTACACAAGACAACATTCAAACGAGTTTCCGTCTGATAAAGAAGCCAAAAAAGCAACAAAATAAGGTTGACTTTAACAACTTAGTGCCATATACTAAGGGTACGGCTATGAATTGAAGCAGGAACTTGAATGAGTAACTTATTTAAAAAGGCTATTGCG